CATCCCGCTGTGCCTTGAGTGCGTCTATCTTCGCATCTTTTTCGGCTATCCATTCTTGAGCTATAACTACAGCGGCAACTACAGCGGCACAGGCATTACTCCGCTGCTTTTTTTCGCTCTCAAGCTCTGCCTGTAGTGCATCGTTTTCGCTGAGCAGGGTGTCAGCATCTTCCCAGTCAAGGCAAAACTCACAGCCGTATTCGCCCTTTATTTCGGGTCTGTCGTGGTGGTGTCCACAGCACGCTATGTCTGCCTGTATCTGTTCCAGTTCATCGCTCATAGCAGCTCCTCCTGCTTGGGCTCGAGGCCCACAAAATAAACCATGCGCCGCGTGACCGGGCATTCCTGCTTGTAGCCCTGCTCGATCAGCGGGCCGTTATCCTTGAGCATGGGTGTGACTAGCCCGCTCACTGTTGCAGTGTCGTAGCCTAGGGCCTGCGCGATCTGCCGGCGTGATGTAGCGCCGCGCTTCGCCAGATAGTTCAGGATGCGCTGGCGCTTGGTCCCGGCCTCACCACTGAGTTCGTGCTCCTGATAAGCCTCTGCGCTGCTGTCCCTACGCACTGTCAGTCTCCTGTAACAGATCGGCACGCCGGCGCTTGTAGGTCCGCACGCGATCATTGCGGTACAGATCGAGGCCCTGATTCGGAACGCGCCCGCCGGGCAGCGTGACCCAGATCGTGACGCATGGCACGAGGTTGGTGCACAGCCGTTTGTTGTAGCTGCTCCAGTGCGTGCCTATCCAGAGGCTCAGCGGCCGAAATAAAATACCCCACTTCATGACTTCTCCTTGGTGGCCAGTCCTAAGCCCTCAAGCGCATCCTTGAAGCGCTTAACCGGTGCTGTGGCTATCCTGATGCAGTTACTGCACGGCTCCACCTTGTGCGTGACATTCATCACGCTGCCGTGACACTGCTGCATATAGGTTTCATAGCTCAGTCGGGCTCCGCACTTGTTGCAGGTAAACACCGTCTCCAGCTTGTTGGCCGGGCTGCTCGTTTCAATTTTCTGGCTCATTGGCTGCTCTCCTTATACTTCCCACTCATAGCCGCATTCACGGCAGGTCAGCTCGTTCTCGTTGTCACCAGTGCCCTCGCACTTGGCGCAAACGCCGCCGCCATTCTCTGGGCCTGCTGAGCCTGTGCCGTGGCACGCCTCGCAGACCGGGTGATCTACCTTGATGCCCTGACAGGACGGACACTTGCGATCACCGGCCTTCATGGCCGATCACCGCAGCGAAACTGTTGCCATGCCGGGATTGCGTAGCACTGGGTGCCGTCCCTGAGCTCCCACTGCAGAAACTCCTCGCGCGGCGGCGCTATTCTGTGGTGATACTCGTCCGGCTCGATTGGCGGAGCGTCTGGCGAGGTCTGCGCCCAGTGCGCGCCCATCTGAAAGCCCACTGCAATAGAAGCAGCCACAAGAATCAGGTCCACGGTTTTCTCTGCCCATTTATTCACATCAAACTCCCAGTAAGTCAGGGTCCCCGCCTAAATCGAGAACGATAGAGCGCCACTCATCACCGTGCGGATACTGGCCTACGCCGCCATATTTGGCGCACATAACCATGTGAGCCACCTCGTGCGGGATGGTGGATTGAAAGATATAGCCGTAACGGCTGGCCACGATCTCGGCGTTATAGACAAGCCGCCGATTGTCACAGTCGATTACTGCCGCGTGCTCAGTCAGGCTGAATCCTGCCGGCATTTCATAGCTAATCACGATCTCATAGACCGGGATATGCACGCTGTACCGGTGGGCTGCAACGATCTGGGTGATCAGCGTGGCATCGATCACCTCCTGACTGCCGGCCGGCAGGGGGCGCTCATGGCTTGCGCCACCCACCAGCACGGCGATCACAGCTGCTATTGGCAACAGATTCATAACGGCCCGCCTCATTTAGCCCGGCGCGTAACGAGCTGGGGGTCGTTAAAGACACGGATGCCCGGAATGTCGGTCTTATCCTTGAGCGCCTTCACTTCTGAGTTGAGCATCGGCTTGCGCACGCACTCAATCGGTTCTTTCAGGTACTTGGCTGGAACCTTGGTAATGTCCTCGACCTCCCACACCCAGTTGTCACGCAGGTCGGCAGAGCTGCCCATAGCGCCCTTGGTTTTCTCGGCCTTGGCGACCGATGCCGGTGGTGGCGGGGCCTTGAGGTTGTCGAGTTCCTGACGGGCTTCTGCGGCCTCCTGAGCGGCATCAGATGCTGCGGTTTCGTCGCCGGATGCCTCGGCGTCCTTGCGGGCCTGCTCGGCGGCCTCTTCGGCTTCGCGGGCTTCGCGCTCTGCTTTTTCACGAGCTTCACGCTCCTGACGGGCCTGATCTTCGGCCTGCCGCTGCAGCTCCAACGTCCGGGCCTTCACCAGTCCGGCAACACGGTTTGCCGCGGTCTTGGCTGTCTCTATCGGGGCGTTAAACTCTTCATTGACCCGCTTCTGAATCTCGCGAGCGCCGGCAGTTGCTTCTTTACGCTGCGTGTCGAGGTCGTTGGCATAACCGCGGGCCTGCGCCACGAACTCCTTGGCGATAGCCATTTCTTCCTCGTTGGTGATCTCGGTCAGCTGATCGGCTTCGGTACACAACAGCTCAACCAGCTCGCGGGTTTTCGTGGCAGCCTCTACCTGATTGAGGCTGGTGATGATCGTCGGCAGTGGCTGCCTTGTGGGTTCGTTCATTGCTTGTTCCTTTTCAGTGGTTTGAACATTTCGAGAATGGCTTGCGCGTCGGGCTCTTTGGGCTCGAAGGCTTCGCCAGTGGTGTAGTGGTCCAGAAAATAGTCGAGCTTCTGCAGCATGCGAGCCTCGTACTCCAGATCGCGCAGGCACTTAACCTCAAACCAGCGATACTCATCACTGGTCTCGCGCGGGTCGAAGCTCGCAAACGTAGCGTAAGGCGCGTCAAGGCAAGCCATCTGCAGCGCGGCCTGCGGTATGTATTCGGTGGGAACAGTGCCGCCCTTGATGTAGGCCTGATGCACGGCCGGGTTGTATGGGCACTTAATTTCCAGCGGGATAAGATGGCCGGCCTCGTAGTAGCAATCATCCAGCGACACACCAACCCAGCGCCGATAATGGGCGGCCTGATCGTCGTGCCACTCGTACCAGCCCGGGCCCAGCAGCTCAGTGCCGGGGTGCTTCTCCCAGTAGATGCCGGCCGCTATCGGCTCGTTCCTGATGCCCCAGTCCATGGCCACTATCCCAGACTCCACGCCTAAGATCGGCGGATTCTCGGCCTCGCGGTTCAGCTGGGCCGCCAGCGTGTTCAGCGCTTTGTAGCCGCCGGTCATGATCGTGGCCATAACGGAGCCCGTTACTTTGCCGGCCCGGGCTTGTGCGTGCTCTTCGGGGGTCATGTTCGTGCCTTCATTAGTCGGACCATCTGGGCCAGAGCCGTGCGCAGCGGCGGGTCCTCTGGCCGTCCCTTATCGTCGCTCCAGAACAGCACGCGCTTATCTGGGCCTTCGTGGCGCTCGCGCCGGTTATCCCACTTGCAGCTGGTGCCGTAGCGCATCTGCTGTACGGTGCCGTCGCTCAGAAACACCCAGTAAAGCCCCGACTCTCTCGGGCTTAGCGACATGCGTGGAGTCCAGCTCATGACGGCACCTCAATACCCATGGCCCGCAAGTACCGGAACGGCACGCGCCTGCCACATTCGGAGCACCTCGCGTTTACAGGCTCCTGAGTCGGCACTATCTTGCTATCAGGTTTGCCGGGAGCCGTGGCGGTGAGGCATTGTTTCGCCCACACCACCCACGAAAAAGTAACAGGGGCCGAGCCACACTTCGGGCAGCGCAACGGCTCCTCGTCCTGTATCGGCCCTGTTTTCACTGAGTGTCCTCCGGCGGCCGCTTCAAATCTTCCTCGATGCCCTCGAGGTCCTCGCCTGCTGATCGCAGGCCTTTAACAAAGTCGCCCAGATCGTGGCCGAGTGTTCCGATCTTCTTGGTGCCGAAGATCAGGACAACAATGGCCAGCACAATGGCGAGCTGCCAAACACTAATGCCTCCAAGTCCCATGGTTACGCTCCTGTTGCTGGGTTGGTTTTACGATACTCGGCAAGGTGCTCCAGCAAATCCGCCTTAACCGCGTCGAATTGATCGGCCGGTATGTTGTCCGCCGAGGTGAGGCCCATGGCGTTAGCCTTGCGCTTGAGCCATTTGTTAGCCGCCGGGCCGTCGAGGCCGTCAGGGCTGTCGCACAGCGCCTGTACGAGCTCCATCTGCTGCTCGTCGCTGACACAGACATACTGCTCGGGGGGCTCTTCGGCCTCGTCTTTGAACGCCGGGTCGTACTTGTCCATAACGCTGAGCATGTGCTCCATCAGGCCTCCATCATCAATCGGCCAGAACTTGCTGGCCCGCCTGATCACCGCCTTGATCTGCATCTGGTCTTTCCATGGGCCGCGCCACACTGCGCCGCCACCTTTTCTGCTTAGCGCATGCTTTTCTACTGCGGCGAGCTGGTTGGCGTCCATGATTTCAATGTGCCGGCCGCCGTTGTTGAACTGGGCAATGCAGTACGCTGCCACCACCTCCGCGTTGCTTTTCTTGACCGGGTTCTCGTCATGTATGAGGTGCTTGCCTGTTTCGTCGGTCCATACGCGGAACTGCTCGCCCTCGTAGACGATGCCGCACTGAACCTCTTTCAGGGTCTTGGCCTTAAAGGCCAGATGAATCAGCCCGCGATAGCCCGGGGTGAATGTAACTTCGTCGCCGTATGGCACGAGGTAGGCATGTGACAGCCGCGGGGACAAGGATAAGCCTGAAAACGCAACGTCCAGCATAGGAACGTTGAACGCATCAGGGTTTCTTGTAGCGATCTTGGTCAGCGTGCTGTTGCGCCCGACGATCTGCTCGAGGTACTGCTTCTCGGCCGACCACTTGATTGTGTCGAACACCCGCGCCTTTGCAAACTTAGACGGGAGACTCTTGTTTTTCTTGAAAAGCTCTATATTACCTGCCATTTACCTGCTCCGTTTCTTAATAAATAGGCTGTTTTGTAGAATACTATGCTATAACAGCACCATGATGCAATACCTTATGAGGGCAATCTGATATGAACTGGTTAAAACGACTCATGCTTAACGCTATAGGCATTAACCCGCGGTACGAGGTTCGCCGATTCTCGGCTACAGCTCAGCGCAAAACCGCTGGGACACTCCTGCTTGATACCCCCAATTACAAGCGGGCCCGAACCCGCATCGAGGACAACCCGCCCCCGATTGGTCATTATGATGTGCTGTCGGCGCACTTCCAGATCACGGCCACGGCCACCACGCTGAGCGGCGTTAGCGACGCTATTGATAAGGCCGAGATAGATGAGGCCCTACCGGCGAGCGACAAGCTCTCCGAGGTAATGACAGGCACTGACGATACAGCAGACTTCTTTAAGGTCCGTGTTAAGGGCTCATTCCCGCAGACCGAGATACCCGAAGAGGACGCGGAAATGCAGCAGGACGCTGACATGATCGTGGAGCCTGACCCTATTGACCCGGAAGCAGATCGCATTGAGCGCGGCGGGAACCCTGACGCGCCCGAGCATATCTGTGACTGGGTTGGTCCATTGGGCCCTAACAAGCTCAATGTGTACATGCCAACGTGCTCTATTTGTGGAGCCGTAACCGATGAACAGGAGTTCCAGAACGATGGCTAGAGGCGTAAACAAAGTAATACTGGTAGGGAATCTGGGGTCTGACCCCGAGATTAAATACATGCCCAGCGGGCAGGCGGCAGCCAACCTGTCGGTGGCAACCAGCGAGAGCTGGAAGGATAAGCAGACCGGCGAGCCAGTCGAGAAAACAGAATGGCACCGGGTTGTTGCCTACGGCCGGCTGGCCGAGATCATGGGCGAGTACCTCAAGAAGGGCTCCAAGGTCTATATCGAGGGCAGTCTGCAGACCCGCAAGTGGGAGAAAGACGGCATTGATCGTTACACCACTGAGATCAAGGCCCGGGAAATGCAGATGCTCGACAGCCGCGGCGGCCCAAGCGAAGGCCATGGCCGTGGTGGCGACTATGCCGCAGCGAAGGGCGGCGACGCACCGGCAGCTCAGGCCACGCGAGCGGCTGAGATTGACGATGATATTCCGTTCTGATGAACAGGGAATTAAATAAACTATTTATTTCCCTGACTCTGCTGCTGGTCTGTGCTACCGGGTGCAGTCCAGTGGTAGAGCTGGCCGTGGGCCACAAGATCGGCAACGGCACGTTCAACAGCTCTGAGGGTGGCGATAACCCCACCTTCACCGGCCGGATACGTCAGGACCTATCCAAGCACCTGTTTGTCGAGTACGAGCACATCAGCCACATCAAGAACGGTAAGCCGTTCAACGACGAGCCTGAGCTCTATGTCGATCAGCTGAATGTCGGCGTGCGCTTCGGCCTCTGGGGGCACTGATGGATAAGACCTTCTGGGTATGGACCGCGCTGATCTGGACGCTGATTGCTGGCTACTGGCTGGTTCAGCTTGAGCGTAAAAAACGCGAGCTAGAGATCAGCAAGCGCTGCAACTACATTTACTGGCGGGCCCTTCGCCGGGTACAGTCAGAGTCGCAAGATCACGGGCACGCGCAGCAGATCGCTGCGGGTGGAATTGAAGCCGCAGACACGGAGCGCAAAGGTGGAACACAACGGCGATAAGAGTCTCTGGGACCTCGACTGGTTTCAGAAAATGATGGGAGCACTGTAATGGGACAACATCACAACAGGCGGCATAACCACCGCAAAGACAAGAAGAAGCAGATCAGGGCTGAGCGAGCGCTACGCACCAAGGCTGATCGCCATGCCAATGCCGGCAACCCGATGGCCATGGGCATCGGCTTCCTGTCGGCCCTCGGTAAGTCGTATCGCCGGGCCAGCTCAGGCGCTGCCCGGGTCCGGCACGCATTCCACCGGCGCATGCGGCCAAAGACCGAGGCCAAAGAGAAGGCTCGGCGTCTGCGGCAGCGCGCGGCCGGCACCCTCGACCAGTTCCAGCTAATAACATGCCCGGCTACGCGCACGGCGCTGGGGCCCGGCAAGTCTAGCGCTCTCAACAACTGGCGGAAGGTGATCGCATGAGCTCGCTTAATGACGTGAGCGGCGCGACAGATCGCTACGTTTACTACAAGGGCAATTACAAATACCAGCTCGCAAAGCCCTATATCGCCTCGGTACTCGAGCTCGAAAACCACCCTCCGGCACACATCAGGTCTGATGGCGGATTTGCGTTTGTCTCTCTGCAGCCAGACGGCTCGTTACTGATCAACGAGGGTTACGCATGGGACGGTGCCAGCGGCCCTGCCCGCGACACGAATAACATCATGCGGGCCAGCCTTGTCCATGACGCCCTGTACCAGCTGGGCAGGGCCGGCAAACTGAACTACAGCAGGCGGAAGGCCGCCGATCAGGCGTTTCACCGCATCTGTCTCGAGGACGGCATGAGCCGCTTCCGGGCTTGGTATGTCTACAGGGCCGTGCGCATGTTCGCTGCCAAGTCGTTCACTGACCCCAGTACGCGGCCACTGCAGGAAGCTCCCTAGAAATGCTCTGACAGCGGGGCAACCCGAGACATAATCTCATTGCGCCGGTTGGTCAGCACGATCAGCCGGCGCTGTTTTTCATCATCCGTCAGCGCACTCGCGTACACCTTCTTGATCTCACCGTTGACCTTCCTGACCTCGCTCACAAGATCGTTCAGCTGCTTGCGCACCATCAGCTTGCTCTGGTTCTCGCCGAGCAGCTCCCGCGCTCCGTCGATCAGGCCGGCAGACTTGCGGGCGTTCAGTGATCGATAGATCGAGTTGGCCTCTTCGGTCATGTTGTAAAGCTGGCTGCTGTACTTGGTGCTGCGTGGGTCAGGGTTACGCCAGAAGCGCTTGATCACCGGGTAGTCACGAATGTCTTTGGTCGGCCGATCTTCGAGGCCGAACACACCGCGCGCGGCCACATCAGACATGCTGAGCAGGTAGCTGCCCGTAGTACCGAAGTAGGCGCGAACAAGGTGCTCGAGGCGCTGCGGTGATCTCATGGCGTCCGGCAGCCAGTCCGGCAGCTCCTTGCCCATTACCCGGGCGGTCTCGCTGGTCCAAGGGCTGTACTGGTCCTCTGGTACGCGGCCCTGCTGGGCGATACCCACAATCGGCTGCTTCCGGAAGAAGTCTTTATTAGCCCAGAGCTCTGCTACAGGCTTGGCCAGCTGCGGCACCGGGTTGAATGCCATGGTATCCATCAGCATGGCCAGCCCGCGTTCTTTAACCACGTTCCAAGGGTCACGGCCCGAGGCCTTGCGCCAGATGCGCTCAGGGATAGTGGCGAAGATCGCGCCGTGCTCAAACGGTTTCGGGATACGGAAGTGCTCACCCTTGACGCCGTTCTCCTGATCGCGACCTATCCAAATGTGCCAGTACAGGTCCTTGTCCCATTCCGGCAACAGCTCGTAATCCTCGTTGTCCCAGTTTCTCCAAAGCAGGGCCAGCGTAACCATCATCAGCGACAGGCCCTTGGTCAGGAACGCCTTCCGGTTGTTCTCGTAGGCGCGGCCCATGCGATACAGGCCCTGTATACGGGCGTTCATGAACGGCACAGAACCGATCAGAAACTGAATTACCCGGTGATCGCCGGACATGGTGAAGTTGAGCACGTCCCGGGCCTGATAGGCCGCTTCGGCCACAGAGCCGCCAGCGTCGCGCACACGCTTGAAGGTGGCCACGCGGTTGGCCTGCTCTGAGGCGTTACCAACACGCCGCCAGAAGCGCCACCAGCCTTTAGGCGAGACCACAGAGTTCATGAACGTATCAACCTGCCCCTTGGGCAAGCGATGCGTCAGGAGCTCTCTCACGTCCTCTGGGTTGGTGTCATAGAAGCCACCGCCACCGGCCCCGGCGAGCATCAGTGAGATCATGTCCTCATCTTCATCCCACGCCTTTTTGAGGCCCTTGATCGAGTCGGTGGGAACCAGCCCGGCCTCTGACTGCACAAAGGCCGCCATAGTGTCGCGCATGAAGTTAGCCAGCATGAACGCGGGGTCAGCTGTAACGAAGGTGGTCAGGGTGGTCTTGGCACCTCGGAACAAGCTCATCACGTTGTCGGCCCGCTGGGTGCCGATACCCTGCAGGGTCCTCAGTAGCAGCGGGTCCTCAACGCGGAAGTACTGGCGGTCCCCGCCTACCAGAACACTCACGATATCCGGCCCCTCTGGCGCGACCTTGCGGAAGAACAGGGCGTAGCTTTCGCGCTCATCCTCTTCCATATCTTCGATCTCTTCGCGGGTGTAGCCCATTTTCTCCAGAGCTCTGTCCAGCTGGTCCTCGCCGATCTTGATCGCTTCTGTGCGCTTGGGCACACGGAATAGTGCCACGTCCTCGTAGGCCTCGGCGATGCGCTGCATGGCCACGTTCCGGAAGCTCGCGTCGATCAGGTAAGTGGTGTTCATGATCATGTTCTCAAACACATGGCCAAAGCGACGCTCACTGCCCTTGTATTTGTATATCCGGCTGGCTGCATCAGCTACGCCGCCGCCCTTGCCTGTAGGCTTGCGGCCCGTCACGCTCTGGTACAGCTCGGGGAACTCGAACTCTTCAACAGAACGATAGAACGGCACATAGCTGTTGTTCCGCCAGAGCTCGCGCTCAGACGAGTTCAGCACGCCAGCGCTTACAGCCAGATCGAGAACCTCGTTATTGAATTTCAGCCACTGCTTGTGAACCTCGTCAAACAGTATCTTGCCGTCAGCTGTCTTGTACTTCTGGCCGGCCTTGATGATCTTCTCGATATCGGCAAGCTGCCCGTCATACTTCATGAACTCCTTGCCTTGGGCCAGAAGTTCGCGGCCACGCAGGGCCACCGCGTAGGCCTCCCAGAGGTGCATAAGGTTGCCCTCTTCGTGGGTGGTCAGCGGCCGGAAGATTTCAATGATGCCCTTGCGGCCCTTCTTGGCTTGAAACGAACCGTCCAGATATACCGGGACGCCGGCCAGCATTACACCAGTCATGACGCTCGATATATTCCGGGTGGCCAGTACCGCCTTGTACGGTGATACGCTTGCATCCAGTATCTCGCCGTAAACCTCACGCTCCAGCTCTGCCAGACTAGCGGCGCTGTCGAGTATGGCCTGCTTCACTGCCACCTTGTCGATCTGCAGGACCTTGGCCACGAGAGCGCGCAGGCGGTCCATCAGCGTGTAATCTTCGCGGGGCTTGTCCATCCAACGATCGATGATCGCCTCGCTCTGGGCGTCGCCCAGCGCACGCTGGCGGTGGAAAACGCTGTGCATGGGCCTGCGGTTCTTTTCAGCAAACTCTTTACTGGTAAGCTCGCGCGCGATCTCCTTCATCGCGGCCTCGGCTGTCTTGAGGTTTGGCTTGCCCATGCCGTAGCGCTCAAACATAACGCTCTCGGCGGCCATCATGATGCTCCGGACCGCTGCGGCCTGTGGGTTCTTGGGCTCATCATCGTAGTCGGCCGGGTCGCCATAGGCGCTGCCGATCTCCGTCAGCCGGCGCACAAACGTGTCGAGCTTGTCGCTGTTCATCGGGTCCTCGATGAACTCCTGTAGGCGGAGCATGGATAGCGGGTCGTCCAAAGCGGCGTCCATAATGCCGCGCTCCTCTGCGCTGATGTGCCGGGCCCCAATAGGCGCTACCTTCGCAAAGGCCGGTGTACGCTCATCGAGCTCACCCTCTTCGCGGCCAGTTACCTTGATCAGGTCCTCGTCCCAGATCACATAGACCCGGGCGTTAGGAGCCGCGGCATTGCCCTGTCCGAAGTGGCCGGGGATACCAAAGTCCAGCAGTGTCAGTGACACGGTTTTCTGTGCAAAGAACACCGCGGCCCCGTAGTTCTTGTCTTTGACATAGCGACCTATAACGTTCCAGATCGCGCTGTCCATACCGGAACCCGGGCGCTGCAGCCTCTTCTCCATGGCCAGCCCAGCCATCCCGCGGTAAAGAAGCTCGCCGCTCATGTTCCAGAAGTCCTTACCCACTGCGCGCTCGAGTGTTTCGAGGTGGCCCAGCGCATCCAGCCAGTTACGCAGCTTCTCGAGGTTGGCCCGGATAGCGGCGCTCTGCATTTTCTTGCCGGCCTGCGACCCTAGCGGTGCATCCCAGTTCAGCAGCTCGTGTTCCTCTGGCACATCGAGTTCCAGCAGAGACCCGGGCTTGATCGGGCGAGCAGGAATTACCACCTTGGTGTCTTGCAGTATTTTCCGGGTTTGCTCGGCACCCTCTTTGGTGATGCCGTACTGTTCCATTATCCGCTCTCTAACGCGCGTCTCGTTTTCCGGGTCCACTGACATTTGATGGCCCAGAGACCTCAGAACGCCATACACCTGTGCACTGGTATCGTCACCACGATTGTTGGCCTTGCCGATCATCCGGGTAAGCTGGTCGCTGCTGTACTCGCGGCCACGGTATTTGATTTTAATCCGGTACTGGTCCCAGAACGCGGTGCCCCGGCCCATGGCCCGGCCGCGATAGGTCTCATCGGCGTATTCTTTGCTGTCGGTCGCATAGAGCCCCCAGCCAGCGGCCTGAATGCCAGTGCCGTTGCCAATGTATTTCAGCATAAGGCGTTCAATGCCGGTCATGGTGCTGCCGTGCCAAGCTCTAGCCTGCAATGGTGTTCGCAGCAAAGCCTCCGGCTTATTAACCTCGCCAATGTCCTGACGGCTGCTAATCTCGTTAGTCACATTGATGCGCGACTGGTCCCATGTCACGTAGTTCGAGTGTGGCGAACCTTCGCGTGACAGGCGCTCCGCCCTCGCCTTAATACCGGGGATACCAATGGTGCCCAGCCATAGTGACACATGCTTGTCGGTGCGGGTGCCGGCCGTCCAGTCTGAAACAACCCCGCTCAGCTCTACCCGGTCCGGTAAGGCCTCGTGCACATAGTCGTTTTCCAGCGCACGATAGAAGTGGTGGCCAAGGTAGGAGTCCAGAGCATCGGACATTGTGTTCATAAACGAATTTTCTAGGCCTTCATCAATGGCCTTCCAAATCTCTGCGGGAATCTTCTGTATAGCTTCGAGAACGCTGTCTGGCTGCTGGTCCAGAGGCAGGTCCCAGTGGAGCATTTCACTATCATCGGGCACCTCAACCTCCACAAGGGAGCCCGGCCGGCCAGCGTTTTTGATTATCTGGACCTTGCCTTCTAGGCCTTTGAGAAACGCAATACCCTTCTTGAGCTTTTCTCTGCGGTAGCCCTGCACTTTCGCCACAAGCGCCAGCAGCCCTATCTCACCAGCCTCCCGGTCTATGTCGCTAAGCTCGTCCAGTTTTGCTTGCCAGCTTTCAATGCCGTATTCCACGCTGCCGCCACGGGCCGCGCTATAAAGAGCATCGAGCTCTGGCACAGCCATACGCGAGTTTTCCCGCTCTATATCGATCTCGGCGTTAATGTCGGCCAGCCGTTTCTTTAGCGCGGCTTGGCCAACGGGATTTTCGTAATAAATTTTCAGGCGCAGCTCTTCGGCGATTTCTTCCGCATCTTCGCTCAGCTCCCGCACACGGTCACTTGCCGCCTGCCGCTCCCTTGATACATAGTCCAACAGATCGGATGCCAACCAGCGCCCTCCATTGATCTCGATAACATTGTTATCAATGCCGTCACCGCGAGGCCGGTGGTGGTTCGCTATAGGCGAGTGAGAGCTTGTGTAAAAGCCCCAGCCGAGCATTTGCGCGCCCTGCCCTGTCCCAACGAAGGTTAGGTCCACGCCCTTTGTGATGAGGTCGTGTATATAGCTGCCATGGAAGGTCTTAGCTTGTAGCGGTGTGCGCACCGGCTCGCCGTTGCGGGTTTTTACCTTGGCCAGATCGGCATCGAACAGCACGATGTTTGTGGCAGCCTCGCCGGAGGCCATGGTTTCGCTGTCCACATAGGTGATGCCGGGAACCCCCTCCTCGTTAAGGGCCTCAGAGATCACTCGCTTCTGCCCGGGCTGGCCTGACGGGTATCCCTTATCAGCAAGCTGGGAGTCTCCAATAGCGCCAGTCAAATAGACATAAGCGGCCCCGCCGGTCTCTTTGTCTTGCAGGGTCTTGGCCATATCGGGCCGCCCGATCTTTACAGCCGCCCGCTGTAGCGCAGCCTTTATCTCTGGCTGGTCGCCAAGCGGTGCATCCCAGTCAAGCATTTTGGCTATAGCTTCGTCTGATATTTCCACCTCATAGAGCGCGCCTTTACGGCCCATGGCCCGCATTTCGTTGGCCACCTTCTCGGCGGCCTCGCGGTATTCGTCTGACGAGTCGGCATAGATTTCCTCGAGCTCGTCCGGGCTCTCGTGCATCATTGCCCGTTCCCACATTTCAGCCTCGAGGTAGTTCTCATTGAAGGCCGCCGCTTGGTTCTTGTCGAAGTAGCGTTTTTCAATATCAAGATCGCGGGGCAGAAAGCGCTTAGCCACACCCGGCACCATCGAGAAGTACAGCCCGTGACCATACGCTTGCACACCCTCGCCGGTTCCCACGGCGTCCATGTTGAACCTGTCGAACTGGTGCGGGCCGGCGTGGTACGCCTTGGCATGCAGGGCCACGCGGTCCAGCTCGGCCTCAAGATCAGCCAGCTCTCTGGCAGCATCATCCGGCATGCCGTCCTGATAGCGCGGGTCCTGCTTAATGCTGTCGATCTGGTCCTGCAGGTTGTTGATATGGTCTAGCCGACCCATTTGGTAGTCGGTAATGCGGTCCAGAGCGTCGCTGAGCGCCTGTAGCGAGGCGTCAGGGTCGTTCAGCACTGAGGCCACCCCAGCGCCTGCCAGCAGGCTGTTGACGGCCTGTGCACGCTGCTCGTACTTCCTCATGCCAGTTAGTATCAGCTGATCAACTTCTTTGTCAGAGAAGCCCTGCATGATACCCAGCCGGCGCAGGAAGGCCCGGACAGCAGCGCGAACTTTGTTGATCAGTCTTTTGTCTATGCCCAGCTCTACGGCCAGCGCGATGATCTCGAGAATGTGTGTATCAGAACCGGCCTCAATCCCGCCCACTTCCCCGGGCCGCTTACCCTGCCGCTCCATCACAATGGCAGCCAAGGCCATGATGCGTTTATTCTTGGTGTTGTACAGGTTGCGCACCATATCGAAGAGGTCTTTAAATTCAGGCTGGGACTCAAGACCCAGATGCCCGAACACCTCGTGCAGCGCGATTTGCACCGCATGATCTTGGTCTCTCAGGTTGTCAGCAATCAGGTACTCCGTGCGGGTGCCCGGCAACCACAGGCCCTCAGTCCTGCTAACGTCCATAAAAACCCTATTAACGGGGTCCCATCGCGCGCTGGCTGGCAGATCGTCCGGACTCTGCACGATCTTGAATGTAACGAGGTTGCCCATAACGGCCCGGAGGCGTGCCGTGAACTTCATGACCTGCTCTACGGTCAGGCCCTTGCGCTTGGGTGGTTGCTGCTCCTGCCCCGAGCCCTCCTGCTCCGCAGCCCCCTGCTGGAACAGTGCAGCCCGGCGACTGCCGTAAACGGGGTTCTTGACGAGCACGAGCCCGGCGATCTGTATCACCTCTTCTGCCGATACTACTGGCCGACCGTTCTCGCGGTTCCAAAAAAAGCTGTGACGCTCAGGGTCATACCCGACTTGAATCCAGTCCGGGTCCTTCATTGCCTGCTCGGCGCGCTGCCGGGCCTGCAGCCTGCTCATTGGCTGCCATGCGCCCTCGATGCGAGCAATCGGGCCTTTAGCTGCGCCCTTCGCTATTTTGAGCGCGCCCTGTTCTGGGGCCGCAAAGGCCGCTCCTGTAACAGAGCCATAGGCGGTATAGCCAATGCGCTTGCCCGCGGTGCTGCCGCCAGACTTCTTGTGCACAGTTACGACCCACCGACCATGGCGGCTGTAAGCCGGAATATCCAGACGCAAGGAAACCGCCTCGCCGGCTGGCAGATCGTGGGGCTTGTTGATGTGCGGAACTTTGTTCTTGTCGAGAGCCTCGGCGATCTCCTGATCACTGGCCATATCCGGAACCTTCTCGTAAGGCTCAAACGGCTTAGCCCGGTTCACTATGTTGTCGTACTGCTCTTGCGTGATCTCTCCACGCTCGAGCCGGCCCACGGCATCCTGCACAGGCTTAACGCGCTTAGTGACCTCGTTGAACGGCATGTCAACGCGACGGGCCTGCAGCGGAGCTCGTGGCGCAACCGGGTGATCATTCGGGATTTTCTGCTTCCAGTCGGTGATCGGCTCAAGCCCAACCTGCTGGCGTAGTTCGTTATAGCGAGTGCGCGCCAGCGCTATCATTTTCCGTTTTGGTGCGTCTTTTGCTGCGCGTACCAACTCCCCCCAACCATAAGCCCCCCCAAACAGGCGACCTCGGTGCTCGTTCATTTCTTTGAGGATTGCTGGGTCTGGAGCGGCCGCGGCCTGCAGCGGGGTCCGCATGGCCGCCGTGATCTTGTCAGCCAGCTGCGTGTATGCCTTCTCGAGGGCTGTCATTTTCTGCCGGCTGATGTACCCAGCCTTGCGGTGCCGCTCATCCAGCGGGCCGTCTACCGTATTCTCTTCGGCCATATCCACGAGGTTCTCGCGGATTCTGTAGGCCATATCCTCGTTGACCTCGTTCCAGTCTGAAAGGATTAGTCGGCCGTTCTCTACGCGCGGCAGTGTCCAGCTGTCTGGGGGCTCGAGATCATTGGCCTCGACACCCTCGGCCTCCGCCCCTTTATCCGGGTCCCAGAACTCTTCCATGGTGCCCAGCGCCCACTCAACGGCCTCGATCTGATTGGCGTTAAGCGGAATGCTGGTCTCCGGCGCACCCCTCGCCTGTAGCGGGGCCCGCTTCGAGTGCAGGCCTGCGCGGTTGGCAAAATCATCCTTGCCGCTACGAGTGACCGCCGACTCTTCGGGGCCAAGCTCGTGGCCAAACAGGTACAGGTTCATTGCGTCTTTTGTGGCCTGCGGCAGCCGGCCGTTCTCTGACTCAAACCCGGCAAGGTTCATATCATCGTCGCGGGCCTTGGCCTCTGCGATAGCCTCTTTCTGCAGCCACTTTTCAACGCGCTTGAGCGAGTTGGTGATCTTCTGGCTGCTGTTCATGTCGATCTTCGGGAACGCCGAGGTCAGCCGGCCGCTGGTGGTGGTGGCCTTGTCGCCCTGTCCGAGCATTGCCGGCTTATAGACCGGCTTATCGGCATCATCGAATAGTTCCTGCAGGCGCTCTTGCGTGCGCGCTGACATGAATAGATCGTTTTTCTGCTGCTCGGCCTGCGCATCGACAAGCCAGTTCATGGGGCGCAGTTTGCCCGCCTTGCGAATCGCGTTAGCAATCATTCGGAAAAGGTGAATCCGCTCGTTCATGTAGTCCGAATTGTCTTGGTTGTCTGGCGCACTATCGTCCATGGCGGCCAGCTCTGCGACAGCTTTCTCTACGCTGTCCCGGGCCTTTTTCATTTCTGCCGGCGTTAGAACATCGTCAGTATCGGCCGGGGCCTCTTCCGTGTCTTGCTGGAAGCCGTAGCGTTCTTCGGGGTCGCCGCCCGTCTCCTCATACAGCCGGTTGGCTTCTGATCTGGCGGCGGCTAGATCGGCCTGCAGTTCTGCCAGCTCTTCCTTGTATTCGGCAGCATCTTCGCCGTTGGCCTCACGTCGAGCCACAACCTCCTCGACCTCGAGCACCTCGCGGCTGAGCTCCTGAGCCTTCTGCTCTGCAGCCTCATAGTCCTTGCGCGGTTTTTCCGCTACTTCCTTCTCGGCTTTTTTGGCAGCAGCCTTTTCTGCCTTGGCCTTCTGCTGTTGCCTAGCAATGGCCTCATCAAACGCGGCACGCTGGCCATTTTCCTCAATTTCATTTTCAAGATCGAGCTGGAGACTTATCGCCTCGAGCAGGCTGTTCAGCGCCGCTATTTCACTTTCGCGGGCCTCTTCGGTGTTCGTGTCTACACTGGGCGAATCGCCGTAGCGCCAAGCGGCTTCCTCTTTGTCGCCGGTGTATGCCTCGAGGGCGTTGTACAGCTCCTGAGTGGGCTCGCCGGTCAGGTATTTTTTGGGGATGCCTTTCGCGCCATACCCGGCAGATGGACCTGCGGCTTTATTGTCCTCGTTGGCCTGATGGGCATCACGTCGGAGCATCAGCAGGTCCCAGAACCCCTCGTTCTCTAGCGCTTCCTCATCCTCTTTGTAACGCTCATACAGCGCGTCCATGGCAGCAACGTCGTTGGCCTTAATTGCCGCTTTGACCTGCGCAAAAAACTCCTCGTCAACGGGGCCTTCGGTACTAGCTTCCTGACTAGCTTCCTCGGGCTGAGATTCAGGCTCTGCAACGGGCTCCGGCGTTTCCTGACTAGCTTCGGTGTTAGATTCTGGCTCCATCTGCTGGGCCAGCTTCGACAGGATGCCATCGGTTTCCTCGGCAGCCTGCTCCTGACCGGCCAGATCGGCATCAGCTGCGCCCTCTTCGCGGGCCGTGCTGTTCATGGCGATATCGATTGTTTCAGATAGCAGGGCTTCCTGATCTTCGCGCCACTTGTCGGCGGCCTCTTGGCCCTCGAGTATCACCATCTGTTGGTGTATTTGATCGGCCTCGCCCTCGTTGATTCCGAGGTCGCGTTTCATTACGTCCTCGCCAACACCCAACGGGTCATTACCCAGCGACAGGTGGGCCTTGATCAGCTCGGCCTGCTCGCGCGCTTTTTGGTAGTTCTGCTCGAGCTGCTCGCGGTTACGGGCCTTCTGCTGGGCAGCAGCCTGCTCGGCCACCTCTTCGTTACTGGGTGGCTCGATGCTGAATACATCGGTCCAGTCGGCCGGGTCGTAGCTCTCGGCCTCGAGCGCTTCCTCGATGGCCCGGCGCTCTTCCGGAGTCTTGGCCTCGGCCGCCAGTTTGTCGATCTTCGTGAAGTCGATATCGCCGATAACATCGTCTGACTTGAGGGGCTCCATGGCCTCCGCCAGCTTGTCCTCGAATGACTGGCCCTGCTGATCTGCCCCTACGGTCTCTTGCGCCTCAGTCGGAGCTTCCGACAGGCCCCAGCCATCGTCCGGGTCATACCCGGCTTCCTCCAGCGCCTTGCGGACAGCCCCGATCTCCTCGGCGGTGCTGGCAGAGCTCGCCACATTCTCCATGTCCTCGAACTCGCCAGACTGCAGGCCGGCCTCGGCCTTTTCCAGCCGGGCCTGAAAGTCGCCGCCCAGACCGCCGCCGCCGGGCGGCGGGGGCTCGCCATCGTCCTGATCGTCGGGTTGCTCACCCAGCTCTGCCGGGGTAGAATCTTCCGATGTTTCCGAAACAGATTCTGCAGGTTGTTCAGCTTCTTTTTGTGCTGCTGATTCTTTGGCTGCTGCTTGCTTACGCTGGGCCTCTGAACGCAGACGAGATTCGATTTCGAGGGCCCGTAAAATCTTCACCGCCTCTTCGGGTTGAAGATCAAGATTACCGTCCTCATCTGGAGTTAGGGCCCTACGAGCAATTGCCTCCGCGCCGTCTCGGTCTGCCCCGGCATCAACTGCACGAGCCGCGGCTTGTAACACGAAGTCTTGTTCTTGATTCTCTTCCCGTTGAGCATGTTCGCCTTCGATATCGGTCTCTGGGCTGGAGAAGCCGAACACTGCGCCCATTGCGGAACCTGCCGCCATCCCCGAGGTTACATCCTCGAGCAGGCCTTCCGTTATCTCCTGATCAGGATTGATCTGCTGGAACGCCATGTTACCGAGCAAAGACTCGGCGGCGCTCTGAGCGCCCTCCTGCAAGGTTTCACCAATACCACCAAGCGCCAGTGACCCCAGCCGTGTCCGGGCCAGACTCGCAACACTGCCGCCCCAGAGTGGGCCGGTCATAGCACCCATAGGGGCACCTAGCAGCCCGGTGGTGGCGGCAACCATGCTGCCCACTTCCTGAGCCAGCTCTGTGGCCACAACGTGGCTGGCGTACTGCAGGCGCTCCATTGGCTCCATGCCTTCGGCCGAAGCGAACACTTCCTGAAAGCGCTCGTTTTCCCACATCAGCTGAGGGTCAGCCTTCATCACACGCTCATAGGTGTTGTGGCCGCCCATCATGCCGCCGACGATGCCCTCACCAGCGCCGGCACCAACAACACCCAGAGCCCGATCTACGCGGATAAGTTTCTTGCGGGCCTGATCTGCCCCTGCCCCGGCAACACGCTTGTAAAACTCAAGGTGTTTTGTGCCTGCGGCCGCTTTTGTCACCGCCGCCCGATCTACGGCGTTTTTCAGTATGGCCCGGCCAAACGGGTTGGCTGCAAGCTGCAGGCCCTTAGTTATAACCATGCCGCCGCCCATGCCGGCAACGGTTCCCGGTAAAGCCTGACCGGCCATGCGGGGAATCTTAGACCAGTTCACGTCCCATGAACCGTCCGGGTTTACGTTCAGGAAGTCAGACGTGGCCTCGTGCTTGGCCTCTTCGGAGTACTTGTCAAACCAGTACTCGACGGCACTATCGCCGGCCTCGTTCACGAAATCTGCAGCGCGCTCAGCGCCAACCTGATCAAGCGCCCAGCCTACGGCCTTGGCGAACTGGCCGGAGCCCACGCCCCAGTCAGACACCAGATCGCTCATCTTGCCGTCGTTAGGCTTCTCAAGGCGCTGTGCCGCGCTCTGGCGCTCACCCAGCCACGCCTCATCACCAAACGGGTCGAAATCCTCCAGACGGCGCTCAGGGGCCGCCTGAGCCGGCTTTTCCCAGACTTTCTTGTAGTTCTTGGTGAACCAGTCAGCCTCTTCGCCGCTGTCGAACTCTAGGTATTCGCCGGACTTTATGGCGTGCCGGAACGCATCGCTGCCGTCGCGCTGGAGCAGCTGACCGTCACTTTCCTGCGTAATGTTGGGGTAGGCGATATAGCGGCCGTCCTGCTCACCCCAGCTCATCAGGTGCGAGCTGCGGGTGCCGTCGCCGTTATCGATCGATGGGTATTTGTTTGGCTCGAGGATTCGGTGAACAAAGTTCTTGTCGGCATTGTTCTCCAGAAGGCCCCTGACTTTCAGGGTGTCTGGGTCCTCAACGAAATCAGGCGCGTCAGTGCGCGCCGGTGTGATCTGCGGGCCGTCCCAGCCCGGGTCCTCGAAAGGGTCGTATGCCATAGTTTTATGGCGGGACCTGCCTTGTTCACTTAGCGCTGAGCTGCGCCTCTGCCGCGGGGCCGGGTGTTGCTGTTCTGCCTGATCAGCGGCTTCACATCACCTCCAACAATCCGCGCAAATTCTCGCTCAGTCCAATCGTCCAGCAGTGCCCCGCTCATTCCTTGTGCTTTTCCTTGTTCACGAATGTAGTCCATCACGGCCTTGCGTGCGCGTACCGATTCCGGAGCCGGTGGCCGCACTCGACCCTGCGCAGTCTTGCGAGGGCCGCTGTCCGTAGCCATGTAGTCGTTCAACAGCTTCGCCAGATCGGCATCAGTTTCTGGGCTCAGTGTAATGTTTTCTGCTCCAGCGCGCGCCTGCTTCTGCCGGGCCCGCTTGTTCTGCATGCGCTTGCCACGGCCGGCAAAGGTGTTATCTCCGCTCACGGTCTGGGCCGCAGTGCCGCCTCCCTTTTCGCGGAGCTTCTCTGCGGCATACTCGTCTGAATCATAGTTAAGCTGCTGGTCGCCGCTGGCGACGCGCTCACGAGCCGCCACGAAATCCGGGTCCTGAGTGTCTGGCGGAACCGGCCGGCGCTTCTTGCCGCCGCCCTGCGCCTGTCGGACCTCGCCAGAAAACGAGCTCCAGTCCTGATTCGCTAGATGCTGTGCTGAGCGCCTTGGTATCCCTGCCTGCTCGTAGTAAAGCGCCAGATCGGCGGGCGACTCAAGCCCAATATAACCGGCCGAGACCTGTGCAACAGCATGGCGGCGGGTGGCCGCATGTCTGGCCTTGCGGCGCTCGCGCTCGTTGCTGTCAAATTCTGGTGTGCCTTTTTTCCACAGGTTCTCTGTGGCATTAGTTTTGAATGTTTCGTCAATTCCGTTCAGCTCGTCGCGCAGATCAAGCTGACTGTCGTAAATGTCCGAAGCAAGCAGCCGGCCGTTGCTGCCACTACCGCGGCCAGAGCCCTCTCCGTAGCGCTGACCACCAAGCGCCAACTCGTGGGCCTGCTCGTCCTCGCGCACATAATCGTCGCGGCGGGCCTGTCCGGCCTTGGCGTCGCCCTCGAGCTTGCCGGCGTGCGTGGTCTCGTCCTTGCGGAGCCGGCTGGCGTTTCCCTGCCGGAGCATTGTGCGGTTGTGCTCAATAGCGGCCTGCTTCTCGCGCCACGAGCGGTCCTCGGCGTTTTCCTCGCGCTGGAAGTGGCGGTCTCCGAGTCGGCCAAGGCCTTCGCCGGCCACCAGTAGCGCTTTGCCTAGCTGCTCATTGCTCACGATGGCAGCCCCGGCAGACCCTGCTCCTGCTGTGGGGCGGGGGTCTCGTTCTGGTAGTTGCCGTTGGCCGCAATACCCGCAACAGCCTCCTGAAAGTTGGGGGCCAGCTGGCCGGAATCGGCCTCTTTACCGATCTGCATGGCCAGCACGTTCTCGGCTTCACGCATGTACTCGTCACGATCACCGGAGTTCAGCATGTCCTCACCACGCATTCTGTTGGTTTCAGCAAAGGCTAGTTCAACAACCTCCTGATATTCGGGGCTGCCCTCCTTCATTTCCATGATGCCAGCCGCAGAGCCGACCTCCATGATGATGTTGATCTGCTCGTCCTGAGCGTGATACACGGCATCTGCCATCAGTTCCACGCCTGCCTGCTCGGCGGCATGCTCAATCTGGTCGGCTATAGCGCGGTGGGCCCGGGCCACGTTGACGTATAGCGGGTCGCCGGTCTTGTTGAGCCGCTTCGCGATCTGGGCGTTGCCCTTCTCGCTGTAGGCAAATTCTGCGAACTGGCCGACGATCTGGTTATACATCATCTGCTCTTCTGGTGAGACCTGATCATCGCCCATGGGCTCCATGCCCGGCGGTACTCCGGTGGCGCGCGCTTCCGCGGCAGTGCCGCCAACTAGCGGCTTGGGCTCGGCGACAGCTTCTTGAGCCTGTCCCGGGGTTGCTGCATCAGGCTTTACGAGCGGTTTCATTATCCGTACCTCGTGACCTCAGATTTAATCAGGGGCTGCACGCCGGTGTCCATCATTACGGGGGCCGGCATAGGCTTCGCCTTCGCGGCCTGTGGAACACCGGCTGTTGCCGCTGCTGATGAGCTGTAAGGATTACCGTCAGGGGCTGTTGGGGCATACGACGTTCCGCCACCGCCACCCTCGCTACCATAGAACGAGCCCCGGAATTTCGCGCGGGCCTCGTACTCTTCGTCAATACTCGGCTGCATAAATGCACCAACTGCCTGCAGGCCGGTTGATGCCAACAGCAGTTTGTCGCTGGTGGACATGCCGGCGTTAACTGCGACCCCACCACCACCGGCCCCACCACCACCGACCGCTCCGCCAGTGACGCCGTTGCTCGCCAGAACAGAGCTGGTCTCAGATGCCGTGCCCAGCGACACACCGCCATCTAGGGTTGCTGTGGCGGCCTGTCCGGCCGCTTCCACCGCGCCGGGAGCCGCGCCCACAGAACCCATGCTGCCTACTGCAGCGCTTGCGTTAGCAGCGCCGGCCGCTGCCTCGATTGCGGCTGCATTACCAAGCATGGCCGTTGATACTGATGCGCCTGTCGCAACTGATGCGCCACTGGCCAGACCGCCACCCAAACCAATGTTGGCTGCGGCCTGACTAAAGATTCCGGCACCCGCCACACCATTAGCAGCGAAGCCCGGAGCCGATGCGATCATAGGGGCCGCCGCCGGCATAAACGATAGCGCCACCCCGAATGTGAAGTAGGCCGCCACCGCCATCACCACTACCTTCGCGATAGCTGGCAGGGCTTTCAGAACCCTCTTGAACACTTTGCCGACACCCTTGACAACCTTCTTGATGCCTTTGCCGACAGCTTTAACTCCCCGTTTTACGAAGTCGCCGATTCCCATGGCTGGCCTCCTTTGTCATTGTGAATACGTGGGCAGCTTTTGTCATGCCGTTGCCCGTGTAGCACACGTCGTAACGATCATCCGTGATCTGGTGCGCTATGCCCAGCGTAACAACGGCAACAGCAGGTATCGACCACGCCCAGTCCAACAGATCGGCTACCAGCAAGGTGCCAGCCTCGTCAGACGAAAAACTCAACATGGGCGCTACAACGCCCTTTTTACTCCCGGAGAACCAAAGTCGCTGAGCCTGAGCCATGGCGGCTCCGACGATCTTCTCGCCGTCAGTCGCGACCACGAGCCGGGCCATCTTGTTCGAGATCGCATACCGAAACGTGCTCATGACCTCGAGCTTCTGGGCCGAAATGCCCTGATAGGGGCTCACGCCCTTGGCGTTCTCCAGAAACTGGAACAGGTTAAACAGGTCCGATTCACTGGCTTTGCGTACTGTGATCATCAGTTAAGCCCAAACGACGCCCGCGAGGGCATGGTGTTCTTTTTCAGCCAGCTGGACAGCGCAAACCCGTCGCGTTTCTGGTACTCCTCCTGCCAGCCGCTAAGTGCGTCCTTATAGGCTTTTTCGCGCGTCTCGGTCTCTGGGTCCGGCGGCGGCTGATAGCCCTGCTCGCGCCAGCGCGGCTCGGTGTACCCCTCCACAGAATCAGGAGACAGGGCTCGGCCGGGCCACCACGTATCATCCCAAACGCTCGACTGCTCATAGTACGAGGCCAGCAGGTCCAGATCGTCCATGTAGCGCTCCCGGGCCATATTTACAGCGTTCTGCTGCTGATCGGCTTTGAGGCCCTGAGTGCTGTAAATACCCTTAACCTCTTCGGAGAATGCGGCTTGACGCTGGGTGATGCTTGCAAGGTACTGCTGGCCATAGGCCAAAGTGCCGTTCTGGTTCATCTGCTCTAGCGTGGCCAAGTTCTCAGTGGCAGCGATCGCTGCGGCCTGCCCGGCAAGCGTGATGTTCTGGCCGCCGCGCTGGGCCGCGAGAATCATGGCCCGGCCAATGGCCTGCTCGTAGTACGGGGCCATGTCGCTGTTCCGGATGCCTTCGGGCATCAGGCTCATAGCGTCCTGCACCTGCAGGGCAACCGGTTGCGGCAGCTCCTGCATGAAATCTTCCATGGCGGCGTTATAGCTTTCGCTCGCGCCCTCGATGTTGCCCTGTACGATCTCGCGCACACGGTCCAGATTCGCCATCTGCTCGGGCGTCGGTGGGGCCACGCCCTGATCATCAGGGGCCATGGATATCTGGCTCTCTGGGGTTTCTATCCCGGGAGCAGCGCCCTGCGACTGAACGGAAGGCACGAGCGGCTTAGGTGTCTCGGGGGTCGCCGTGGCGTTCACCTGCAGCGGCTCCGGCGCACTCGTGCGAGAACTGGTGTCAGTGTCTGTTTCGCCGTAGAGCTCAGGCCGTTTTTGGTCCCTGATGCGCGATAGTGTACGGCTGATAGGGGTCTGATCGGTGCCAGAAGGCCCCGACGAGCTGGTGGGTTCCGGGGTCTTAACGAGTGTTGGCTCCGGGCTTACAGGGGCCTCTGGCGCACCCGTGTTGGCCGGGGCCGGGTCATTGGGCGTAATTGAGCCCAATTTCTTTTGAACCATTTTTGATGCCACTGCGCCAAGCATTACCCGCTCCTGTCTCTATCATCGAAATAATACCCTAACCCGCATAACTTTCCATCACTTACGACCAACTCCTCTGCCTCTGCAGACCAGCGAGCCGTTTCCTCAAACCACTGGTGTAGAGCCGCGCTAACAAGCTTGACCTGATCTGGGGCTACATTCTTAACCTTGAGGCCAGTGTCCGCAACCCGCGACATATCAAAACAGCCGGCTTAGCCAGCTGGCCTCCGCGCTTCCCGTGATGATCGCCTTCTTATCGTCACTGCGCTTTTTCACATACCCGAGATAGCCGGCACCAAATAGCACGTAGAGCTCGCGGGGCAGAGACTCGAGGTAGGCCTTCATCCCGGCCGAGGCCGATTTAACCTCCTCTGGGTACCAGACCCCGAGTATCCCGAAGGGGATGGCCAGCAGGATAAAGACGTACATCACATACAGGAATGTTGGCCGGGCCCGGGAGGTCCACGGGTCCTTTGACTGGGCCTCGATGGTGATCGCCTTGAGCTGGTTCTCTTGCTCGCGGAACTCCCCGTCCTGCGCCATTTTGGCCAGCTCGAGCTTGGCGGCCTGCCGATCGGCGGCATCCGGCACGACCTTATCGATCAGCTTGCTGCCGGCCTCTAGTATTGTTCCTATCACTGGTACACCCATGGGCCATACTCCATTAGTTGCAGTCGTATTTCTTGCCTTCGGTCCTATGCTTGCTGCCAGTCAGGCGCTGGTATCGGCGGTATTCGCCCTCAACGCCCTTGAACTGGTTGCCGCACAGGTAGTCGTGAATCTCTGACTTGCTGTACTCGCTTGGCTTATTGTCTTTGTGCTTCTTGTGTTCGTTCAAAGCCCACGGAATGTTACGCAGCACCAGATCATGCTCTACGGCTCTGGCTGACTGCTGTAGAGGCTCGATCTGCTGTAACACTTCCTGCTTGGTCGCGTAATCACCGTTCTCAACTTCCTGCACTGTAGCCGGCTCGATGCTGTCGGGCACCTCGATCTTGTCCACGATCAGCCAGATAGCAGCAACAGCTGCCGCTATACCGCCCCAGTCCTTTACCTTCTGCTTTGTTTCTTTAATCATAGAATTAGCTCAAAGTGTCCGAGGTCCTGAAATGTCTGATCATCAATCACATCATCATCCCGGTCCCAGTTTCCGCCCCAGCGCAGTTTGTAGCCCAGAATAAATGCCGTCTGCATGACGAGCCCGGCCACATAAACAAACTCGTTCTCGTCCTGCCACCTGATCGGATACGGCGCGATATCGATAGCAATGGCGAGCCCGTGCATCTGGCCCTCGGCATTGACGTTGTGTTTCGAGTTAGGCCATTGCGTTTTGGACAGCCCACGCCGGAATAGATCGTCCTGCTCATCCTTGTCGCGGAAACCAGAGAGCACAGTGATATCACGGTGATCGACCACCATTTCCATAATCTCAGCTATCCGTGGGTCCACGGTGTCCAGAATCTCGCGCGATTTTTTACCAAAGCTCGGCATATCCCACCTAGTCGGTTATAAACTTATCGTCCTGAATAATCTGTTGCTGGCGCTGTATCTGCCGCAGCAATAGCTCTCTATTGTTGCGTCTTAGCTCATCGACCTGCGCCTGCAGGGAAAGCAAGAGCCCCCAGAGCTTTTCGTCAACGGCCTGACGGGTTTCGGCCTCATCATCGATCTCGGCCTCGAGGTCCTTCTCTGTCTCGTTGATGATCGCTATAACTGCGGTTATATCTTCCTTGCGATCTATGCGCTCAGCTATGGTCATTTCCGCTACAGGCTTCACAACAAGCTGCGTGTAGGCCGCGAAGCCGCCAACCATGATGACAATGAAACTCAGAAAAACCCCCATCCAGCCGATCAGCGTGCCGTTGGTAATCCCTTGTGAGCCAGAAAATTCATCCCGAAGTTTTGCCTGACCCTTTTGCACCTCGGATATGGCAGAGGTCATTCGGTCAATGGCGCGCTCGGTAGTGCCAGCAAACGCTTGAAATTCTGTTACAACCTTTGTGACCTGCTGCCGCAGCTCATTGGTGGTCGAGTACAGCTCCTCGATATGTTCGCCGTGCTTCCTGCCATTTATTTCTGGTTCGTCAGACATGGGGGCTCCTATGTAGCCACATACTGGCTGTAGTCGTGGATTCGGTGCGGCCTGAACAGGTTGCAGGAAGCCAAAATTACCGTGATTCGTTCTGATGAGCTCATGGCAAGGCTGTCCAGCTTAATCTCTTCGTAGGACCCGCTGAAAAAGTGCGCCGTACCAAGCTCGTGTTCTGAGCTGAACGCCAGCACATGAAGCTCGTGGCTGAGCGGGCAGAAAAAGCCCTCGCCGCGCTTAATGCGGCCAAGGACGCTAACGCTGCCGATTATGTCGGACTGATTGTATGACAGATACAGCCAGTGATTGGCCCGGTCTACATGCTGCTGCTCTAGTTGAGCCACCACGTTGCTAGGGCTGTCGCTGATATCGCGCCACAGCACAGAGACATACGGCTTTTCATCGTCGATATCAGTCACGGGAAGTCCACCCGGGCCTGTTCTCTGGCCAAATGGTTGTTCGACTCTATAGCCAAACTAATCCGGGTGCCTGTAAGCGGTGTAAGCTCTTCGATGTGCAGCGCCGCAAGAGCGCCAAAAAACTGCAGCTTTAGACCATCCTCAAACTCGTTAGAACTGAGGTCGATCGACAGCATTTCTGGCGTCAGAACCGACCAACCACCAACGCTCGGCAGCGGCCGGCCGCGCACCCTGAACTCGCCTGCCGTAATTAACCCGGGGGCCTTTGCGCCGAAGTGCAGGTTGTGCCGGCTTTTACGCTGGTGTTTTTCATTGAGCACAACAGTGACCGGGAAAGTGACAACATCACTGTCCGCGATGATAACTGTTTTTGCCCAATGGCCTGAACTCATGACTCGGCCTCCAGTGTGATCTCTATGATCACCTCGCCCGGCATAGCGCCGGTGCCCGCGCCATCAGTCAGAACCTCGATTGCACCGAATGCCGCGACGGTATTATCGGCCGTGGGAACGACCGGGGTTTGCACGGTGCCCAGCACCTCCGCGCTCGCAATCGTGAGGGCTGGCATGGTTACAGCAACCCCGCCGATCTCCAGTGTGATCGCCGTAGCCGCGCCGCCGCCATTGGCCGCGTCGTTGACCACGCTAACATTGGTGATTGTGCCGGCCAGCGGAGCGATTACATATTGGCTCTGCGCGCCGTTGTTCAGGTCAGCGAAGCGACACCGAATATAGTGCTTCTCCAGCGTGGCTATAGCGTCCTCAACCGCCTCTAGCTCGTTGCGCATTTTCTGCGAACTGCCGTGCGAGCCGCTTATCGGGTCGCCACTTGGTGAGTAAAGTCTTGAGCTTGACATTATGTTCTCCGGTCTTGGCGGCGCTGGCGAAAAGTGGTAGCCAGCCCGCGTAGCGTATGCGGGGGGTCAGAGGCGGTGGTGCCGGTAAGCAGCAGCCCAAAGTTCACGCCTTCGCCCTCCATTTTGAGGTGAATCATGCCCTGCACGGGTTTGTCCCATGTAAAGTTATCCCACGTAAAAGAGTCCCAGTTGCCGCCACCGGCGGTACTGGGCAGGGCGATCAGCCCGGTCTTGCTGTAATTCGGGTCCGACAGGTTGTATTCCCACTGGGCCGATAGCGATACCGAGCTGCCGATCAGGCAATCGAGGCGGGCCTGTGCGTATTTCTTAAACGTCATTGGGCTCTTGTTGTGAACATAGGGGAGGCGAATGTGGTACGACATTTCAGCCCCGTCGAAGCTGTTGCCGGTCTCCATTTCGTATATCCAGCCGTCTGTATCAGCGAAGAACGCACGCTCCAGCCCGGCCCGGCTCTCTTCGCAGACTATGCACTCCGGCACAATCGGCATTTCGAGCATCATCAGGCCTGACACTTTCTTGTCTTTAAACCCAACCGAAATAATCGTGCCATCGTCAAAGAAACAGCGATATCGGTTCTTCCGGCGTAATACCATGGAGCCTTTAACGCCGACCTCGCCCTGCACGAGCCGGTCAATCACCGGCTGTATCTTCTCACTGATCGAATTGTCCACGTAGTTGCCGAAGCGGTCTGTGGACTGCAGCGTAGCAAAGCCCTGATCGTCAAAGAATATGCCGCCGCCAATCCAGCCAATGCTGTCGGCCCGAGCGCCGGCGCGCTGGTTGAATTTCTCAATCTTGAAGTTGGCCGCACTGTCACCGGCCAGAAAGTAGGCCTGATTCCGGGTAAAGATAAACAGAGTGCCAGCCATTTCCTCCAGATACCCTGTGATCTCGTCGCCTACAGCCATCTCCTCGGCACCGGTGATCACCTTCCATGCCAGCGGGTCGGCCAGACTTGAGTGCTGCGACGAGCCGCCCGAGAACCCTAACCAGAGGTGCAGCTTGTGCACGCCTATGTGCTCAGGTGTATCGGTGGTCATGCCGGTTGTGATCTGGGTGAACACGTAACTGCTCTGCTCGCCCTGATCGGTGAACTCAAAGGCCTTGTCTACGCCGCTTACGCCGTACATCGAGTAGCGGTCTGTGTGGCCTGAGAAGTTGTAATTGCGGAACCGGTACTTGCCGCCCGGCTGTAGCGTGGGGGCCTCGGTGGCCACGCTGCCGTCAACGTCTGCAATGGTGGTTGCGGTCCCGTATAGATTGATATCTTCGCCGGTAGCCCATGTGCCGTTTACGTCACTCACCACGAAGTAGCCCGCCGCGTCCACGCCCCACGCGCCACTGGTGGTCACTACACGCTCGACATAGGCATCAGCTGAGGACGTGCCGCCCTCAATGCGCGTTCCGGGCAGAGGCGGCTGCTGAGCGGTCCCTACGCCCGTATCGAAGTACAGGATGGTGTTGGGTATGATCTCGAGCCAGCCCCCGCTGGTGGACTGGTACATTTTGCCTGTAAGGCCGTCCGTGCTGTCGCGGAAAGCATACAGATTGTCGTTATAGAACCATAGGCCTCGTGGCGGGCCCGAGCCCGGCACGGCCCCTATACTGCTCACATCGGCCGCGCTGCCCAGTGACATGTAATAGGCATGCAGCGCCGGGTCTGATTCGCCCTCCTGATCGTTGGTGCCGTTACTGGTCATGCCGGTGTCTACAGCACCGATCTCAAGAGCCTCGCCTACCTGAAACGCGCCCGTGTCGCCGAAAATAAGATCGCCCGTGTAGTAGCTGGCCGTCGCGCCTTCGGTTTTTACATAGGTGCTCGCCTCTGGCGGCGAGCTGTAGCCGCCCGCCAAGTCCTTCTGGACCTGCAGGCCACCCATCAGGTAGTGGTAATTATCTAGGTTGTTATCATCATAGTCCCAGTACCAGCTGGGCTCGCTTCCGCCGGTCCTGACAGCCCCCTGATAGAACTTAATGCCGAACTGGCCACCGCCGCTGATACTGGCAACACGGAAGGTAAGCGTGACATGAACCGCAGGAAAAACATCTGTAGCCGGCACGTCTGTCGAGTCATAAACAGCTGACACGTCTGCATTGCCGGTATCCCAGATCGCACTGCGCCCATCGTTGTACTCGGACTGTTCCCTGAAATTAGCGACCCGAACTTGCAAAGCCCCGGCCCCGCTGCCAGCAGCGTTTTCAAACGTGACCTCGCCGCCTGTCGTAACAATCTCCAACCCGGAAAAGAATGCGCTCGGATTGTTGTTAACAACCCTTGCGTCGTGGGCACACCAAAAGTCTATCTGCCAGTACTGACCAACGCTGTCGGCTGTAAAATAATCGTCCGGAGTCTCAAAGCCGTTATAGCTGTTACCCTGATCTGATACAGCATTGTCCTGCATGGCATTCAGCACAATGGTGTCGCCGAATTTCGTGGGATAGCTCAGAGCATTGCTGGCGGTGTCGCTGTCCAGCGTCATGTATTTGAGCGGCGTGTAGTGCGCGTTCTCAAAATCTTCTGACCAGATATTCTTGTTTTCTATAGACAGCTGGCCATTATCAGTGAACGCCAGTATCGTGCCGTCAGCGCCACTGTCGGCTCCTACCACCACGTCCCCGACCTGCGGATATGGCAAGGGCACGTCCTCCGATTTCCACGGCATGTGCCAATAGGTGGGCAACCCGACCAAGGTGCCATCAAAGCGCTGATAGCCCTTTATGCGCTCATAGCCGCCGTCTACGCCCATTTCGTAGTTAATGGCGGACAGGCACTGCCCGGGGCTGATGGCGAGCTCTGAGTCAACGAGGTTCAGGCCGCCCGCAAATGCGATTACATCCTGCTCTGTTTTACCCCACTTAGACCGCTGGCCCCTGATTGCTTTGGATATATCAAGCATTCACGTCAGCGTAACCGGGAACTTCTACCAGTATCGGCTCGTCCACCTCACTCATGGTGTCGTGCTCGTGGCCGGCTAACTGATCAGCGCGCAACTGCTCCAGCAGTGTCGCGTACTCGGCCGACATGTAACTGATAACTTCCGGTGCTGCCTCCTTACCACCATACAACATGCCCGCGCCCACCACGATGATGCGGTGGTAATCCTCGGGAATCATGGGGGTGTCGCCTTCGCTCTCCAGTCGAGCAGGTCTCCGCCAGAACTCGGCGGTCATGGTGTAGGCCTGATCGGGCGGAGTATCAAGAACAATCGACTGGTCTGGCTTGACGCTAAAGTTCTGCGGCATGCCGGCCTCTGGGTGTGTGCCGGGCTCAAAGGTCCGGCGGAACTGTTGCCAAGGCACATACCTCAGCTCATTCTGGGTGTCCTGCGCCTTGTTAAGCCAGAACGATCTGCGGTCCCACTGGCGCACAGAAACACTGCTGTTGCTGTTTGCCGGGGCGTCCCGATCTGAAACAACCAGCGATTCGCTGTATGTGGTCCACAGGAAACGCCAGTCTTTGTGCAGGTTGTTGACGTGATCGTTGGCCCGTGCAATCCAGTTCACGACATTTGCAAGCTGTCCGGTCTGGCCTGTAACGGCAGCAGGAACCTCCCCGCCACCCTCGGCCCCGGCTATACCTAGTTCAGTGGTTAGCTCCTGACATAGCTGCAAATAGTTCATGGTCTGTCATTAGTCCTTTTCCGGGCCAAATCGCTTATCAAGCAGCAGCTTGATATTGGCATTTTTCATTCCAGTGCCGGTAGCGGGCTTCATTTCCTGCCTTTCCACCATTTCGGCGATCACGCGGAAGTTCAGCTCTTGGAGCTCCTTGCGCACGCTCTGGCGATCGCTCCCGGCAATCTTAGTGTCGATCACGTCCGTGACCTTTTCGTTGTCCTTGGTGTTCCGGTTGTCGGCCTCGCCGGGGGTTGGCGTGGTCGCGCCTTCCGGCGACCGTGTGCCTTGTGTCTGTGGCGGCGCGCTCTTCGGCGGTGTGGGTGGGGCCTTGGGCTCCGCCTTCTCCGCAAGCATCGCTTTGTAGTCCTCAGTGCTCATGAGGACCTGCTCAGGCGTCATGTAGTTGCGGTGAATATCAAAAGCGTTGCCGTCCTGCAGGTAGCGCTGCGGGCCGCTTGCGTTGCGCACACGGCCGTAACCGCGAGCGCTGTCAAAAACTGGTGTTTTGCTAGTCGTGTTGGGCATGTCTAATGCTCCTAGTCGGTGGGTATCAGTATGCTGTTGGCGTAACGATCATCTAGTTCAGGCGCTAAAAACCGGCCCGGGAACCCCCGGGCCAGCTCTTCGGCACCCCGACTAGCAGATCGTGTGACCGCCCGGCGCAGAAGTCTTGGGATTGGCCTGTGGCTTCTGGTCCTTACCTACAGAGCCCATGCCGTGCTTAGACGGCGTTTTGTCGATCTTGGACTTGTGAGTAGTACCAGAGTGCAGGCCTGCTGAATCCTGTCCGGTGTGCTTTCTGTTTCCATGCGCTCTAGCCATGGTAATTACTCCTATGTAACTGAGCTAAAAGGGACCGGGCCCGAAGGCCCGGCTTACCCGGATTTTACCACCATGCGATAACGATGGTGACAGCAGCGATACCGCCCGGCGTGCCGCCGGTCGGGGCCAGATAGGTGGCCACGATCTCTGCTATATCATCACCGCTCGCGCCAACGTCAAAGACACCCGGGCCAGCAAGGTCATTGTCACCCAGCTGGTTTTTCAGGGTATCTGCATCGATTGCCAGAGCGTCCGCGAGGTTGAAGTTAGCCCCAACATCAGCAGCATCCGGTATGCGCATATCGCAGTATTTATCGGCATCCGTGCCGTCACCGATCTGAACGCCACCCTCGGTGGTATCGTCAGTAAAATCTTCGGTAATGTCATGGATGAGAATTTCCTCGATGCGGCCGCGGGTTACGCCGCGAGGCACACGAATCGGGAAGGTGGTGGTTCCCGCACCGAAGTCAATACTGACTTCGTTGTACGAGATTCGGGCAGGATTGTCGTATGTAAGTCCGTTCATGATGCAGACTCCCATTTAAGGACCCGGGCTTCGGAGTTGCCGAACCCTGAGTGCACCAGACCAAAGCCGCCCAGATAGTACCAAGCGACACCCTTTGAACGCCCGAAGTCAGTCGGAATCTTGCCGCGGATTTCTTCGGGGATACAGATGGCTTCTGCCACAGTATCCTCGCCGAGGAAGAAGGCCCAGTCTGACTCGCCTTGGTCCCACGCATCGTTTTCGGTGCGGAAGGTCCAACCTGCTGCTACAGCATCGATAGCGCCGCCTGCAGCAATGTGGGTCTGCTCAATGAAGCGCACACCTTCGTAGCGCCCGATCTCGCCGTTCATGATCTTGGCGGTGCCGGTCTCCACATACTTGTGCAGGGCTTCCAGTTCGTCTTTGAAGGGGCGGAACGTAGTAGGCCGGGCCACGCAGTAGTAATCATCGTCTGCGTAGGCCGGAATGTTCCGCTCTTTCATTTCGTCAACGATGCCCTTGATGTGGGTGGTGCCCAGCGGCTTGTTGTTTTGGGTGGTCGTAGCCACCGAATCGTCAACAATTACGCCATCACCAGCACCTGAGCCACCGTCAGGGACGGCGGTAAGCGGGGTTGCGTTGAACTGGTTGAAGGCAGCGCCGTCGAGCGTTTTCACTGCATCGAGTTTCAGGACCTTGTTGATGATCTCGGTAACAGGCACCTTGCTCAGATCGTCCAGCTTTTCAGTGAACGGTACAGAGTTGCCGTATTCCGTGATCTCCAGTTGGCCCTGAGTGATCGTGAAATTCGTCTCAGGCATGGCTTCTTGCTCATTGAGCTCGCCGCCGCCTGTTGCCACGTTTGAGAAAACGTCCCAGTTGAAGTACTGGCCTTTACCCAAACCCTTATTTGTCGCGTCCTTGGCATCACAGAACTGGCGGAAGCGAATCATCGGCTGCACGACAATGCGCAGCAGAGACGATAGCTCGTCCGAGTACATGAAACCGCCAAGTGCGTTGACACTCCACAGTTGTCCAGCCATCAGTAAATCTCCTTGAATAGAGTTTTAGACCCGGACACAGTGGTTAAGAGGTTAGGTAACTGGCTGGTTCCTTAGCTCCCGCTGTTTCCGGACGAAATCGCTGCCGCTTTCTGGCTTGGACTTTGGCTCGGGGGCGGGGGTGTGGGGGGCAGATGCGCGTCCGACTGGGACTCTAGTTCGACGTTTCAGAACAAGGCGGCCCTCTACGATCTGGGTCTCCATGTCCTTCTCGGTGTCGGTGGGCCGTATGTCCAGCGACTCGAGCGGCTCCCCTTTAAGCATCTTGTCAGTGCGATCACATGCTTCGCGCACGATCTCGTTGAGTGATGCGTCCGCAAAAAGTGGGCTGTCTGTGACCCGTTGTAACTGGGCCTCGGCAGCTGCGTAGGCATCCGGATTCTCTTCAAAGGTAAGGTGTGGATACTCTTCGGCGAAAACGCGGTTAGCCTCTACCACTTCTGGGTCTGTCTGCGGCGTGGGTTCCGGCGAACTTATCTGGCCTTCATCCCTTAGCCGGGCTAAGGTCTTATCAACCAGTTCATCCTCTGTTGGGGTGGAAACCTGCTGGTTTCGCCCGCTCAAAACTTCGGATAAGGCCTCTGCGACTTGCTTTTTAGCTTCGGCCTCTGAGCCTGAGAACACGCCTGTTACGAGCTTTTCAGCTACCGTCTCAAGCAGTTCCTGCTCTATTTCGCCAGTAGCGCCCGCGGGTGGCTTCTGGTTCCCCGTCTCCTCGGCTGCCGGGGGTGTATCGGTAGGAGCTTCCGCTGCGGCTTTGAGCCTCGCTTCGCGCTCTTGGAGGTCGGTGTCCCAGCTCCGTAGTTTCGCCTCGTAGGTAGAAACTCGTTGCATGCGAACATCGGCTGCAACCTGCTTTTGAAGTTCTGTTTTGCCGCCAGCCTGATCGATCTGCTCTTGGCTTACTTCAATGTCTTGACCGTACACCCTGATGGTATCGGTCTCAGCATTGCTGTCAACAACTAATTCTACCTCTTCGGCCTCGTCCTCTGCTGTAGCAGACTCGTCCGGGGCATCATCGTCGCTAGGCCGGACACCGGTGGCCTGATGCTTGAGCTCGGCCACGTTGTCCGCGTTTGTTTCGTCGCCCACCTCATTAACCTCATCTTCGCGTTCTTGGGCGGCCGAGGCATAGATCGCGGCGCGATCATCCGGAATAATTGCCTTGCTGCTAATCTCTTCGGCTGTTTCTGCAGCTTTTTCCTCCGGGGTTAAATCGTCTTTAACGGCTGTATCCGGCTCTTCGCCGGCTTTTGCTTCGCGTGGCATGTCGTTCTCCTATGCTAGTCGGGTATTTCTTGGTCCATAAAATCGGCTGTGCGCAGCGTTTTCTCGGCTTCTTGGCTGGCCGCTACGGCCTCGCGCAACGCCCCTATCACGAGCTGGGCCGCCTTGGCGGCCAAATGCGCAGCCGCCACAGCGTCGCTGCCTAGATCATCTGCGTCGAGGATTGTTGTTACAGAGTTCTCGAGCACCGCGTGCATGCGGTTTGTGAGATACACGCCCACAGGATGGCTCTCTTGGAAAGCCTTGACCTGCTCACCGAACTGAAAAACCTCTACATCAGTGCGGAAGGCCTCACCGGCAGATTCGATAAATTCTTGGGCCAGCTTGGCCTCTTGTTCCTCGAGAGTGTCCGCCATTATCCGGCGGCCCCGGGAATGCTGCCGTAGTTGTTCCGGCTGATCGTGCCGCCGCGATCATCGCCGGGAAGGTCCATAGCACCCTCGCTCTCACCACCCTTCTGGGCCGCTGGGCTCCAGTATTCACGCTCCTGAGTCCTGATCTCGTTGCTCAGGGCCTCACGCTGCAAGAACATTTCGCGGCGCTTGATATCGTTCTGCTCCAGTTTGATCTGGTGGTCTAGTTCTGCGACGCGCTGCTTCATGCCGATCATTGCGGCCTCGCGGTTGTCCTCGGCCTGCATTCTGAACCGCTCGAGCTCGATGCGCATCTGCTCTATGCGCTCGCGAGACTCGTTCTGCAGGTTTATACCCTCCAGCTTGGTCTGGCCCTCGACCTGCTTCGTTTGAATGGTCTGCTCGAGCTCCTGAACCTTCTGCTCCAGAGCCTGAACCTGCGGGTTCTGCTGCTCGTCCATGACCCCCGGGAAGAACCGGCTGCCATCCTTGTGGCCCACGGCACCGAAGGTCTCTCTGATCAGTTCGTTTACGTCGGCCTGCATCAGGACGTGCGGAGCGAAGCGGGCCACGGTGTCGAATGCAAGCGCCAGTTTCTCGATGCGCTTGCTTGGGTTCGTGCTGTTAAAGCCCACGTTGACCTTCACCTTCACGTTGGTGGCCAACAGGTTGAATATCTGTTCCATGCCGGCCCCCTCAAGGCCTTTGATATTGCTTGCAGCAACACGCATGATCGTTGTATCGGTCTCATAGACAGCCTCGAGTGCAGCCAACTGCTTGAGAACTGGCTCTACCCACGTCTCGCTGAACGTGCGGATACTGAACTCTTTGATCTCATTGGCCGACTCGCCCAGCATCTGCATGCCGCCAACGGTTTCATTTAGCCGGCGGTTGGTCTGCACGCTGGCCCCGTCGAAGTTGCCAAGCAGTGAGTCAAAGTCGGCGTTGAGGTAGTCCTGCTCGCGGTAGGAGCTGCCCGTCACATCGTCGGTGGGTATCACCTTTACGTCGCGCTCGATATCCGTCACAGGCGTCGCTGAGCCAGCTATATTGCGCGTCAGGCTTCGTATGTCTACGCCCCGGCCCCTCGCCACGAGAAACCGCTTGTTCATAGCCAGCCGCACATTATCCATACGCAGATTCGCCACGTCGTTCAGCTCGCTCTGCAGGTCTTTGGTCAGCTGGTAGTCAGAGCTGGGATACTGGCGGTGTGCCTCAATGTTACTGGTGCCCAGAACCCAAGGCCGCAGGCCATGGGCGTGGGCTTCGCTGAGCTCCTGAACCTCTTTCGAGAGCATAATGCTGGTGCCAATGGTGTCCCACGTCATGTCTAGGCCATCAACCTCGGCCACGACACGGTGCACCCAGACGATCTGATACTGGCCTATGCCGGCAAAGGCCTGATACGAGTCAAGGCGGTGGTCGCCGTCTCGGGCCTTACGAATGCTGTCCCAGTCCTGCTTAATCCCGCTGGTAAGGGTCTCTGTAGAGTACTCCCGATAGTGGCCCTGCTCGATGAGCTCCTCGATCTCATAAACGTACATCGGAATCAGCTCGATCACGTAGGGGCTGGTGTTGATCGGGTCGCGCCAATCTGAGCTCGGGTCCCAGCGCATGTTCTCAATCGGAATCAGGGTGACGCTGGGCTTGTCCTCTTTTAGCAGGGTCTCGCGGACGATGCGCTCCCGGGTTTCGCCGGTCTCCATGTCCTCGTATTGCTCCGTAACGTCGTACTCGCGCTCCGAAAAGCGCCAGTCCTGACGGCTGCACACCACGCCCGCCGATCTGGCGCTCTGGGCGGCACCGATAACGGTCTGATACCAGAGAATGTCGTGCTCAAGGCGGTAGTTCAGCAGAAAGGTCTGCAGGTCTGCGGCCAGCTTCTGCTCTTTGTCGCGCTCGTCAACCGGTTCGCAGTAAACCACATCGGAGGTGCTGAAAAAGGCAATGGCCGTGGCGGCTTCGCCCTTCCTGATCGAGGTCCGCGTGCGCGGCCGGTAGTAATTGGATTTCTTGCGGTACTGCTCGGTATGGTATTTCGAGCCCCGCGGGTGCTCGCTTCGGAAAGCCCGGGCGTTCTCTTCCTGTTCACGCCGGATACAAGTGTCAAACCAGTTTTCGCTACTGGAGTAGGCCTCTTGACCGATTTTTAGGTATTTCTCGTCACCCTCCTGACTGAGCAGTTCGGTTTCACTCAGTCCCTCGCTGTCTGTCTCTACAATGGTTTCGCTGGTGTTGGGTACGCGATCGTCGGGGCCCAGCATCTTCGCCTGAGTGCGCTTGTCGCGTCCTTCCATTGGTGCTACGCCCATCGCCCTATGCTCCCGGTGTTCTTACAGCAAGGTGTCTGACAATCTTACCAGCTTTGTCTTTAAAGTCCTTAACGGCTATATCTAGCCTGCCGCCACGTATCGCTTTGTCGATTATGCCGTCACGAGCCCGGCGGCGCTCTTTGCCGTCGCGATCTGTTATGTCGATCACGGCGCAGCCGTTGAGGTCGTAGGTAAGCAGCCGCAAATACTCGCGCTTAAAGCGAGACCTAGGCAGCCCGAACCTCTCGAGGAACTGGCCGGCCTGCTCAACCACGACAGCCAGTGACGGGTCGTTCACGATCTCCTCGACGCGGATTCTAACGCCGTAGCCGTCTGTCATAAAGGCCTGCGTGAATATATTGATCATGCCGCCTTCCGGGTCTGGCTGTATGGTCCAGCGCCAGCCCGGGAACTTGCAGCTCAGCTTATAGCCAACGTCCTTACACAGATTTATCCATGTGGCCGGCAGGAACTCCAGTTCGTTTGGGTTATCAACTACCGAGTTTTCCCTGTCGGCCCGGGCGTTGTATTCATCGTTTGTCAGATCGCGCCTACTCAAGTCGGGTTATCCTTCTGGTAGAAGTTGCGGCCGCCGAACTCATAGTCGGCGACCCTTTCGCGAGGCCCGTCATAGGCCCGTTTCAGTATGTCCACGCTGGTCGATTTCCGCTTGACCGGCTTCTTGCTTATGGCTCTGGCGCTCTGGCGGCCGATCATGAGGTAGATCATGCGGACCGACTCGTTGGCCTCGGTGAAGTTCAGCATCATGCCGCCGTCAGCTGTGAGCCCCTCTAGGGCCGCTACCGCCTGCGGCTTCTGGTCTGGGTCTCGATGTACCCGAATGATCTCGCTGTCGCTGTGGCGGCTCTTGGCGGGCTTAGGCGTGGCAACGGGCATGGTGCCACCAGATACGCAGGTCTGATTAGCCATGCCGCCACTGACGCCTATGCTAACCCCAATGCCGTCCTCGTCGGTATTGTCGGCGGCAACTCCAGCGCCGAACAGCAGCACAAACTCTGGCGCGAGCTCCTCGCGGCCCAGTGTGTGTCGGCCGGTCTCTGTTGGCGTGTTGATCTGGCCAATGGCGGCCTCATAGCCCGGCTGCAGCTTGATGCCTACGGCCGTTACCAGCATTTCTGTTGAGCCTTCCTCGCGGGCAGCGGTAAAGCCGCTGGCGCTAAACAGCCCGGCCGAGAAGGTATTGACCGTTGAGCTGTTCGGCTCCATGGACGCAATAGCAGTATCGTTATCACGCATTGTGGATTTGGCGTTACTGGTGTTGTTAGCAAACTGCTCCCGGTAGCCGGCAGACAGCATTGCAGCGCCAACGGCCCCCTGCGGTATCCCTGCGGCCAACCCCAGCGTGCCACTGTTGTCCTTGTTTGTGGTGGCGTTCCCGGCCGACAGAAACAAGATCACATCGGGCTCAAAAGCCATCGACACGGAAACGCTGCCGGAAGCTGGCAGCGTAAACTCGGCGATATCCATGTCCTGCACACCGTCTCTCATAAGAATTGATGAGTAGAGGTGCGCACCAGCGTTGCCAACGGTGAAATTAAGCTCAAAGCCGTCTGTAACCCTGTCGCTATACACGCCCCGGGTCAGCAGCGTGCCGTCAGTCTGCGGCTCCAGCTGGTTGACCACGCCAGCTATCGATGCCTGCGAGTAGGCGCGGACCGGCGCGTTATCGTCGCGGTGCGAAGAGCCAGCAAAACACTGCTTGCTGGGGTTCATGAAGCCGATCATGGGGGCCATGCCTGCGGCCTCTGTATCGATGGCGGTAGCCCCCGAGGACAGAACGAGAGCCATGTTGGGCACGCCGATTCCAGACACAACCACGTCCTGAGTCTCGATGGCCTCTGGGGCCGCCTGAGTCACGCGGCCGTGCATCAAATGTCGGTTATAGCCCATTCATCAACCCTACTACAGCTGCTTTTTGATTCAAGCGGCTACCGGCGGCAGGCCTTCCTTGAAGGCCGGCTCCGCAAAACCACATTGCAGCTTGAACAGATCGAGCGCCATGGCCGGCATCGCCCGGAAGCTCGGGTTGGGCTTGCCGTCCTTTTCTGGCGGGGCAAACCATGAGCACACGTAGGCCTGCTTGTAGCCCGTGATCTCGATCAGCAGCCGCATTCGCTGGTTGTTAAGTTCCGGCCGGGAAGCAAGCAGCTCCATCAGCTCGGCGTTATTGTCGGGGTGTGTCTGCTTACTCATTCGACCTCCGGTTCATACATGTCTGATTCGCCGGCCCACGAGAGGTTTTGCTTGACTGGCGACACCTGCGCAAAGGTAAGCGCTAGTGCGTCAGCAAAGTCAGGGCTCGCGATGCCACGTTTTCTCATATCGTCTTTGGACTCCAGCCGCATCAGGTTGGAGTTGTCATACGCATACTCTGGACCGATCAGATCGGCAAAGAGCTGTTTCTCTGCGGGAATGTCGGCGTGGGCCAGCCACTCCCTCATTCGATACCACCACTCTATGCGCGGATTGTAGAACACGCGCTTATCAATTACCTCTTTTCGCTCGCCTGCATAGGCCGGAATAATGTTGTACCCGCGCTGCAGGAGTAACAGGTAAACGCCATGGCCATAGCCCACGGCATCGATAAAGATCACGTCAGGCTCCCACTCGTTAATGTACTGACCTATGTAGCCGGCGATCTTTACAGGGTCAGCCTCGCGGAAGTGCGGCATTTCGGGCTTGAGCTTGGGGCCCTTACGCATACAGATAACCGTCTCTGCGTCGCCGTAAGAACCGATATCGACGCCCATGAGCTTCGGTAGGGCCCCCGGTATGGTTTCGTCCTTTATGTCCCGCATTTGCGCGGCCTCTGCCACGTCTGACGGGATGAGCTGCTTCGGGCCGGCCGCAGGGAACCGGCCCAGCACGCGAACCCTCACAAAGTCAGAGTCCTCGCCATAGTCCTCTATCCATTTGTCGAGCTGGCGTCTATCTGCCATCTTCGCCGTGCGACTGTCCACGCGCATGGTTATCCAGCGCTTGGCAAACTTGGTCCAACACTCCCTGAAACGCCCGGTATTCTTGGTGGGGTTCCCGAAGCAGAGCCACATTGCGCCGGGCGTGGTCATAGCGCCCTCGGCGGTTTCCCAAATGATATCGTCAATCTCTGAGGCCTCGTCGAACAGCATCAGTACGTGCTCTTCATGAGTACCGGCGAATGCGCCGGCGTGGGCAGCGTTCCATGGAACGGCTGTGCCGAACCACGTCTCTGGGTCGCTGCGCATCTTGATCTGGGTCGCGGTGTAGTCGAACCAGTGGCCGTGTATGGCCATTTCCTTCCACTTGGCCAGCTCTCGCCACGTCTTGGTAGTGAGCTGGTTGCGGGTGTTAGCAGTTACAACGATCTGCGGGTTTGGCCGGGTCGATATAAACCAGAGGATAATCCAGCTGGTCATGGCGGTCTTGCCGATGCCATGGCCCGAGGCCACGGCCATTTGGATGGCCTCGTTATCGGGAAAACCGTTCCTGATCTCCTCGCCGAGCCGGGTCAGCAGCTTTGTTTGCCACTCATCAGGGCCTTCCTCATCAGCCAGCCGGGTGCCGGGCTGCCCCCACGGAAACACGAAGTACACGAAGCCCAGCGGGTCTCCGTAGAACTCGGCCATCTTCTCGGCAAGGAAGTTATCGTCATATCGCTCTTGGGGGTGTTCCGCTGCGGCGATATCCAATGTCTGGAGCTCCTAGGCTGCTGATCGCTTCGCCCAGCAGTAACGCTCGTGCTCTTTCGACATAAATACATCGGAGCTACGATAGCTACCCACATAGACGATCTCGCGATCATTGGGGCTAACATCAACCAGCTGCGAGGCACGCTCCAAGAACTCCGCAGCACTGGGGTTGGTCTTTGTTTTCAGCAAAAAGGCTTCGTACTCCTGCTTCGAGCCTGCCATTACTAGCAGTTTCATTTCAGCACCTTGTAGAGTCCGTTCTACCATGGTGGAAATGATACAGATAATCTGGGGTTTCTACAAATTAAACGCTTACACCGAAGCCGCGGAGCAGCCTGAGTACGGCCGCATACATCATGGACCCGTCCATCGTCATGCCGTCCTTGCTGACGAATGCGAAGCTGATAGTCGGCGTGGACTGCGTGCCACCAAACGAGGTGTTTCCGAGCTTGATCGTGTCATTGGGCACGCCGTTTACGGCGGCATCGCCGGTCTCGATGTTGTAGCCATTCACAAATGCGTCTGTGCGGCTGGTGCTGGCAGGATTCTGGCGACGGCACATATAGAATTTTTTATCCATCAGGTCTGTGCCGTAGGTGATCTCAGTGCTGACCAGCCGGGCCGCGTTGGTGTTCATACAGTATTCCGTCTCGCCAAGGCTTTTGGCCTCGAATGTTACGCGCCAGCGAGCATTTGCAGCCGAACTGCACTCAAACATTTGCTCTGTAGCAAACTCTGCCAAGTCAATAGGCGTACCGTCATACACAAACACACCAAACGCATAATTGCTGGCATCGACGCTTTCATCTGTCGGGTTGAAGCCGGTATCAACAAGTTGTCCAGCGTCATCACGACCACTCAGGTCATAGCCGTTGGCGTTGTGTCCGACATTAGCGTGAAGCGTACAGGCATCGCCGGTAATGATGCCGATCTCGTTGTAATCGAAACCACTGCAACCTATCCAAAAGTCGGCCATGCCTTCGAGCGCGCCGAAGCTCGCCAAATCCTCGGCAAACTGCCTGAGCGCCGCTTTCTGGGCGTCTGTGGCATCAGGGCAGTTCTCGGTGAAGTCTAGACCCGATGCGTTGCCGTTCACGGCCGCGCGGAGCTGGGCCGGCGTAGTCGGGATAATGCCGTAATCGTCCTGCTCGGCCACGATCTCGTTGATCAGCGCCATGAAGTCCTCGATGTAGTATGAGGTCCCGCCCGGCGGGTTGGTCTGGTTTCCGCCTGTATCGATATCGTGCATGATCGTGGCCAGCGTCGTGCCTACGTTACGCACGGTGTTCTTGAGCTGGCGGTCAATGAGGTCGGTGTAGGTATCAATCGTGCCGCCGCTGTCCTCCACGATCAGGCCCGGGATGGTCATGACCTGAGAGTAACCGCCAGAGGCCCCGTCTCGGTGAGACATGAATGCGCATATATTCGGCCAAGAGGTCCGACTGGACTTAATACCGAGCTCCAGCAGCACGCTGAACAGCACACGCTGCCAAGCCTCGCCGCCATTGCGATACCCATTACCCGGGAACACTGCGTCATAAGCACCGCGCGGCCAGCTCGTGCCGGCAGGCACGGCCGGGATATAGCTGTTGGGGTCAAGCAGGAAGTCCTGATTGCGCGTTATATCTGCGAGCAGGTGGGCCCTGCAGGCCTCAAAGTCGGCAAATGATGTGAGCACGCCCGTGCCCCACGGGCACTCGGCGTCGCCCAGATCGGTGGCGTCAGCGAGGCCGCTGTTGCCGCAGTCGTACTCAATGTTGTACTCGTCAACAATCGTATAGGCCACGGGGCCTGCGTTATACCCGGCCGGTACTGCGACACTAACCGTGATCGTGCCGCCGGCTAGAAGCCCGTGAGGGCAGCCAGTCTTGAACGTAATCCGGGCGGTAGTGCCGCTCGGGTTCGTCATGCTGTCGCGCCAGCCATTGGGGAACTGCACACCGCCTGTCAGGTCTGACCAGTATAAAGTTGAGTGCACGCCAAGGTGGTGGCCGGCATCGTACAGGTCCTTTAGCTGCTGCCACGTCATGGTGGTGCCAATCCCGCCGATTATCGAGTTCGCGATGATCGCAAACATTCCCTTAATATCGTGCTCGTCCATCTTCTCGACGACGGTTTTGTTGTAGTCAGGGTCGCTGGCCGCAACAAGCGTATTGCGGGTCTCTACGGGACCGTCGAGGCCATCGTCGAAGTACGGAATAAACGCCGAGCGCTTCATGCGCCGATTAAAGGTAAAGCCCCCGAACACACACTTGTAGTCGCCGTTGTCACCCCAGTTAGCCTCTGGCCAGCCGTTAGGCGTTCCGGCCGAGTCGCCTTGCACGAGCCTGATCTGGTCACAGCCATCGGTAGTGAGGTCGATCAGGCTGCCCTGAGTCCGGAATATCTCGCGGGCCGGGTGATAACCCACGGTTTTATTGTTTATGTTCCAAGGCATGCCCCACAAGCAGTTCCAGCCGGGGTGCAGGGCATCATTGCTGTAGTACCTGATCTCCTGAACGCCTCCGCTTGAGCTGTTACGGAACTGGAGCGCAAGATATTCATCTGAGGAGAATGTGGCGTAAGCCAGCCACACCCAAGCCATGAACACATCGTAGTCCTGATAGGTCTGAATGCCGGCAGGGTCGTCCCAGACCACACCCCAACCGGACGTGTCTGTTGCGAGCTGTAGCCCCTTGCCGAAAAGGCTGGGGTTGTCGAGCTGGCGGCTGTAGCCGCTGCCGAACATCGATAGGTTTGGGTCAGCCAGATCGCCATCGCATAGCACCGTGCCGTAGTCGGTGGCGAGCATCTGTACTGGTTTGCGCCCCTGCAGGGGGTCCACAAGCGGCGAGAACAGGGCCGGGGCTCTGGGCGAGTGATCACCTAGCGTTCTGCGGCTCCGGGCTTTCATGGGTTATTTATTCTCGGTGATTACTACTTGAGCGGCACCGGTGCCGCCAGTGCACTTCCAGCTATACGTGCAATCAACGTCTGGGACCACAAGCGGGCCAGCGTAGTCGGCCGTGAAGTTTAGGCCCTCTACGTCAACGAAGTCGGCATTATCGCTGCTCGACTTCGGCCGCATACCGATGGTGATATCGTGGCCATTGATGCCGCTGACATGTATCCCGAGAACGCCGTTCTTGTTGCTGCGGCCGATCTCAAACGTGTTTCCGGCATCACCGTATGCGTCGCCAGCCGATACTGATAGAACTCGCTCTGCCATCTGTCTGCTCCTGATCAGGTCTCCCGTGATTGTTTAACAGCCGGGCTTTCAAGTCAATTACTTAACTATCTCAATCTTGGCTGCATCGGGCGTGATCATCGCCGAGCCATCGTCAGACCACATAAACCCGGACCGCTGGCCGTTGAACACGCGGACACACCGGTGATGCTCCTCGTGCCCTAGCGGCAGATCGCAGCACAGGCCCATGTCGGGGTAGCCGTCAGGCTGGTGGTTGCACTTCTCGATTTCAGGGATGGCCGGCCGGCTGGGCATCAGCTTGGCTGAAAAGATATACAGGCTGAACACCGTAAAGGCGACGCCGGCCAAGAACCAAAGCAAGCTAACTAACAACAGTTTCTCTCCACAAACGCCATCAGTGAAAGGACCCAGAGGCTGAACACCAAGCAGGCTATGATCATTAGGACTGTGGCCGTGCTTGTCCTGAGTCTAGCCACGCGACCCAACCATACTGATCGCGTGCGGTAAGTTGCTCGCCCGACTCATCAGCTCCAGAGCGAAATCTCGCTGAATCATGTCGTACTCGATCACCACAAAATCGTAGAGCACTGATTTGCAGGCTCCGCACACAAAGACGGCCCGGCCCCGGCACTCGATCTTGCCACCCTCTTCCTTGTGGTCGAAATCGTGCTCGCACAGCGTGCACGGGGCATGGCTAGGTGTATCGTCTGCGGCCATTCTCGTTTACCTCCCAACCCATAGATCGCATGTGATTGTCCCTAATCGCCTGCCACTTGGCAAACGAGTCGTTGTACATGACCGTCTCGGTAGGCCCGGTAAAGTCGGTTTCGTCCTCCATGGAGAACCGCGGCGGGGTCGGAGCCAGCTTGGCGCTGATCGCCACGGCCGCCACTGCCATCGTCACTGTTTTTAGAAATCCGCGTCTATTCATTGCTCTTTCTCGGTGATGGGACCAGTACCGAGCCCATGTTGTTGGGTAGGACCTCGCCGCATCCGTAACAGCGCCTTAATTCGCCCGGCGCGACAGGGCTGCCATCTGGCTTGCGGGCCTCGGCCGAGCTTGGCTGCATGTCGGCCAGATAATACTCCTCTCGGTACTGAAACGCTGGTTTCCGGCACTTAATGTGTTTCAGCATCAGGAACCCGGGCTCTGTCGCGGCCTCTCGGGCCGCAGCAAACCAGTCGATGTTGTCGATCTTCTCGCCGAACTCTTCCTTGCTGATGCTCAGCGGCCGCGGGGTGTCGCCCTTGCCTGCCATCAGGCTACGTCCGTCCGCCAGAGCGGCTTGTAGTAAGCCACGGCATCAGACAGGTGCGACTTGCCGCCAACCGGTCCCACGGCCTTGATCGGGTCCTGCACCATAAAGGCCTCACCGGGCTTGCAGTGCGGGTTTGCATGAAACTTTACACCTTGGCGCTGGAGTAGCTTGGCCTCTTCGGGCCGGACCACATACTCATACCGCAGGGCCTTGATCTCGTTGTGCTTGGCCTCTTCAACAAGGTACCGTAGCATCTGCTCTGAAAGTGTTGTCTTGCCGAATGCCCGGCCTCTGGCAAACGCATACTCGCTGCCATACTTCGGCATCGGTATGTCGTAGGGGGTAATTTCATCCATCACCACGATATCAAAAGCCCGGCCGCGCAGGTGCTGGCTCTGCTGGGCCCCGTGGGCCACAAACGTGCAGCCCCGATAGTTGCCGATCATGCCGTTCATCAGGCCCGAGACGTTCACATCAGCGAACTTCTCTGCCAGATCGGCAGCCGCAACAAGGCTATCCTCCAGCTTTGGTAGAGGTGGGGCCATCCTTGCAGCGATAGCTACTATGGCTGTAGCCGCCACTGCCTGTTTTAGAAACTGCCGTCTGTTCATACCGATCTCTTGAATAGGTTTTCGTATATCCGCTCTACCCAGCTCGCCTTTCCGGGCCTCGCGCGTTGAAATGTGATCGTGCCGGGCTCCGGGCAGAGCTTACGCTGAAAGCCGGGCAGCTTCATATTGTGCTCGAGCTGCTCCTCCGAAGTCTTGCCTAGCGCGGTAGACGGCTTCCAGTGATGGCTCCCGTCTGGCTGGGCCTCGTAGGTGCCGTACATGACCTCGACACGCATGGGCCTGCGCCCGACCTCCGGGGGCCGGCTGATAAATATCAACTCCTGACCTTCCTGAGCAGGACCCTCTTGGTATAGGGAACCTCTTCGTTCTGCAGAAGTTCGTTGTGGTCTCCGTATTTGCGCGCCAAAAGTATCTTGGGCCAGATTTGCTGCCGGACTACAAGCCTCGGCTCCATCGGCTCATCAAAGGAACGCGGAAAGCTACTGGCGCGCTCAACACCGAACCTACCAAACTTGTAGCCTACCACCGTGTAGGTGGTATCAAGGAACCTGACACGCTGACCCAGCCGAAACTCGTCCTTCATGGCCTCGTTTTCGCGCTGGCAGCGCTTCTCAGCTTTTTTCAGCTTCTTGTCGAGCTTGCGCCCGCGCCGGGCCTTAGCTCTCTCGTTATCGCGGGCCTCGTCAATACGGCGCTCGACCTCGCTTTCAGCGAGCCTACCGATCTCTACTCCCAATACCTTCATTGCTTTTCTCCTGCGTTGTGGGCGCTCACAGCGGCACCCCGGCGTATTTCTCAACGATCTTGCGCATGTCGGCCAAGTGGTTCTGGGTGGCCTCGAGCTGGCCGGCCGCTCCGGGTCGGTTACTCGGGCGAAGCCCAGCGCGCCAGAGCTCGTCCATCAGCAGCTGGGCCTCATTCTCATCGAGCTGCGCCATGGGATTCGGGTAGCCGGCCACGCCTTCATCGAGAGGGACCTGCTTGTAGGTGTGTTCCACATGGAACAGCTTGCCATCGGGGGCCTCTTCGAGGTGATACAGGCACAAATCAAACCCGCGCTCGGGCTGCCGCATGGCTCTAATCAGGGTCTTGTTAAACACGATAGGTCTCCATGTTGATTATGCTCTCACCAGCTTCCGTCAGGTCCCAGTCAAACCGGGTTAGGCCGGCATCGAG